TTCTTATCTAATTCTTCGATTCTCTTATCTTTTTTTGTTTTTATTCCAAATATCACAACCAGCTCTCCCCATACCTTTGTCTAAATGCTTCTCTTGCTTCATCCATCCAATCCTCTGAAGATTGATGTCCGAGATTTTCATCTGATGCTAATTTGTCAGCAAGGTATTTACGTTCCCAGGCAAGTTGAGATATTTGCTGACTAAGTATCTTCATTTCTTTGTCATGATGAACACTCTTCTTTGAGGAATTGTGATGATCTGGGCAGAGTGGCATAAGCAACAAATCTTCATCTGCTAATTTATGCTTAGAACCATACAATCCGTGATGTAACTCTACATTCGGGCTGGAGCATATCATACAGTAATCCATCCACTTAGTTATGATTGATTTTCTTTTTGGCATTTACACCCCCTGTATTTCATGTGTTTCAAATTCATCAGCGCTTAAAACTTCGCATTGATGAGTATCCCTACAATAATCACAAGCTGAATGCTCACATCTAATAGGCTCAATCTCCCCGTTCTTAAGCATGATTATCTTTTTGCAATTCCTTTTTACATATTCAAGTGCTTCATCAAGCATCTTTGAAGGAAGCTCTATAATGTCACATATCGGGTGCTTCTCTTTGTCCACCGCCGCAAGGTAACCTCTTAATGAATCTCCTGTGTTCTGCCTTACTATCTCCCTATAAACCGCAAGCTGTATATCATATCCAAAAGCTTTATACCAAGTAAGCTTTTCCCCACTATCCGGAATAAAAATCCTAAAATCTCTATCAAGCGTTCTGGTAGTCTTTAGGTCCACTATTGCTTTCCCTTCAATGTAAGAATCAATCTTTATCTTGAATGGAAGGTCAGCTATTACTCCGGTCATGATTGTTTGTTTGTCCCCACTCATGTATTGACAGAACTTCTTTTCTCTCAAGGTTCGCTGATACATTGTAATTGCTGATTGAAACTCGCTTTTTAGTTGTCCTTTTGTTGCCCCTCTTGTACTTACACATTCAGGAAACCTTGCTGCTATGTATTCAGGATCATCGTTTTCCCACAAGCAATCCAAAATGCTGCCAATAAGTAAAGCATTCGTGACCTCAGATTTATATTCTCCCTTAAGTTTCGCCATAGCCCTTGCTTCACAACCAGGTAAAATAGGACTTCCACAAAAATCCTTGAATTGCGATGCTGAACACCATTTCATATCAGCTTCTAACGAATAATATGTTGATTCATCAAGAACAAAATCATTCATTTACCGGCTCCTCAATAACTGTTCCTTCAACATCTATAACGTCGCTCATAATATCCACAGCCTTTTCAACCTCTTTAGGCTCTGTTCCCTTAACATCAAAAGCTCCACCATCTTCAAACGCCTTAAATTGTTCGTTATTGTCAAAATTAAGGTCTATGAGTTTGCACAGCCTTCTAAGAACTGTCTTTTTGCACATTTCTCCATAAGCATCTTTCCAAGCCTTACTATTTGCTGCCTTAGAGAATGTCTGCCTTGTATGTTCAATCTCTTTTTTGCTCATAGTGTCGTAGATCATTGAGCCATCTTTATATAGACAAACCGCAAATGCTCCGATTATCTCACCATCATTAAATGCCTTGGGCTTGAAGTTTAATTTCTGTTGTCCATTTTCAATCACTTCCTCAAACTCATCTCCCTCGCGAACAACCTTCGCATAAATGTCTTTGATAGGATTGCTTGAATACTTCTTTGCTAACTTGATCTCGCCTTTGTAATCCGTCTGAAAACTACATTTATCCCCATAAGGAATCGCATAACACTCACCGGCAAAAAAATCCAAGCCAAGGAATGCCCCCTTGAGAAGTGTTCTTACAACTGTTGATGGTTCGCACTTTGAGAAATCCCCCTGCCCATCCTGCAAGACCGTCATACAGTTTTGGACAAATCTCTGCTTGTTAAAATCAGATGGAAGTGCAGAAACCTGCTTTTCTAAGCTCTCAGAAATTCCCTCATGTACCGATACTAGATACTTCTTGTCTGTTGTCGCCATAGCTTAAGCTCCTTTCTCTACCAGTTCATCGATTGCATTAAAAAGTGCAGACAGTTCAGTTAACTCCTTATATTTATTTTCAAAAGCCTTTAATTCTGCATACGCTCTTTTTAATACAATCTCTCTTGTGTCAACATTCTTAAATGCTGAATTGACGTTTATGAATGTGCCTTTCTTTCCTTCTGATACATCAAAATATGCTCTTACTTCTCTTATTTCTTCATCCTTCTCAACTTCGCAGGTAAGATTACATATAAGCTTTGTTGCCTGCTGTAGTCGGTAATTATGAGCAGCTAATGCATCATCCCATTCAAAAATGTTATGAATAGGTGACTTTTCTGATTCGGCACTTTTTAGCACGTTTTCATTTGTTAACGCACCGTATTTCTTTTCAATTTTCTCAAATTCTTTTCCAACTACATTGGCATCAACTGAATAGTTAAAGTTTTTCCATGAGTAGACCATTATTCCCCTCCTTTGAATTTGCCTGCCAAGCCAAAACTCACCTAAACTCGCCACAACTGCCAAAACATACCTTTGCTTAACATGCCTATACTAACCGTGACACAACGTACCCCAACTGCCATAGCATACCTCGCCTCACCGTAACACACCTGACACCACCTAAACAAAACTTACCATGCCGTACCTGCCATACCTCGCCCAAACTGACCTCACCATGCATAACCCGAACGTACCGCACCTAACCGTACCTCGCCTGCCATACCAAGCCAAAACTTACCTGACACGACCTCACCAAAACTCACCGCGCCATAACGCGCCTGCCATATTTTAAATGGTTTCTATATGGTATCTTCCATAATCACCATCTTTTTCAGGTCTCCATTCGCCAAGTCCACAACAATATCCGCCAGCATTGATGCAATTAAGTATCTGTTCAAGAGTAAGATTGCCGGATGCATTGTAATTTAATGTCATTTCTGCATACCAATTCTTAAATTCCGCTCTGTATCTTATATCAGCCGTTCCTCCTGAAATTCTTACCATATCTTCTCTGATTTCAGGAATGCATCCTTGAATTTCAAACATATTTCCAAATTCAGTTTCAAGGAAATATGAACCCCTAAGTTCCATCTGATTTTTTACCCATCCAAGCCTATATGCGGATGAATTTGCACTTTGCTTAACAGCGCAAACAGGAAATCCCCACTTTGCTCCGTCTTTAACTGCTTCTTCAAAAGATTCAGGTGTAGGCTCTGGTTTTTTTGTAAGCCAATACATACTGTTTACAAAATCCCTATAAGGATCTCTTGCGTCTTTACTTTTTGTTTTTGTAATCTTCATCTGCTTTTCAAGCATTTCTCTCTTGGTTTTCTCATCCCATGCGTGAACAATAAGCGGGCTATCACCCACAATCTTAATGTTTACCTTCTTAATATCCAAAGGTCTGATTTCTGCTACTACGCTCTCTGTTTTCTTTGCCATTTCTTTTTCCTCCAATTTGTGTTATTATTGGAGTTGGAATTAGGGAGATTTTTCCAACTCTTTATTCAAAACGATTAAGTTGCCGCTTAGTCGTTTTTTTCGTTTAAATCGTACTTTGTATATGTAATTGAATTTGAATTATTGATGATTGTTTTTAGAACTTCTTCATTACTTGCTGTAAAAAACACTTCTCCATCCGGATGTATAGAAAGCCTTAAAGTCATGTTCTTTTTAGCAGCAATCTTTGTAAGCTTTTTGATAGTTTCCTTATTATTTGAATAAACGTCTTGAAACCAGTCTTTAGTATTTGACACGATATGACCTTTCTGCCATAATAGAAGGCGAAAATATGATTGAAGTCATGTTTTTACCAAGCCACGTAGAGCAATCTATGTGGCTCTCTCTTATTTATAAAATCTTTGTCCGTAATCTTCGAAAATAAACTCCTTATTCCTTTTATGCCAGCTATTCCCACTCGACATTGCTTCAAAGAAAAGCGCCCCCTGCGAAATATCTCTTCCACCCTCTAATTCTGCCAATGCTTGATGTGTTTCTTCTGTGGGTTGAGCCTTATTAAGAACTCCATTCCCTGCTACTGAAAATTGATAGCAATCTCCAAGTTTCTGATATATAACTCCCTTAACTGTATTAGGAAAATTCTCATCGTTAACCCGGTTCATAACTACATTCATTATTGCGAGCTGTCCTTCAATTCCCTGATTCCCTGCTTCACTCCATGCAAGTTTCATAAGAAGTTGAGCATCGTCTATGTCAAGTTCAACGCAATCATTTTGAACTATCGCAGCCTTTGGTTCTATCAAGCTTCTTTTGTTGCTTTGTTCAATATACCTAGTCTCTTCTATCTGAACATTTTCAACATCAATTGATAAAAACCAAAACGCCAAATATAAAAGAACAACCATTAATACCGTATAGGCAAGAATCTCAAAATCTATCTTCTTCGCCAATTTTCTTAACGTATCTCGCAACGTATCCTTTATCATTAAATCCTCCCGTGAAACTAACCTCATCGCCAACCTTTAAATCATCTTCTTCCCTATACTTAAACCAATAAGTTTCCCCATCATAAGCACTTATGAAGCCATAACTGCCCTTTCTACTTGACCTGCCTTTTTTTATATGTATCCTGTCGATCATTCCGAGCATATTTCCCCTCCAATGTTTTTATTACATCGTAAAAAGCACTATTACTTGGTATCTTAAGCTTCGTTATATCTATCTCTTCCCTATTAAGATTAAGATTCCGAACCTTCATTTTTGTCATAATCTACCTCAATAACTGCTAATCATCGCGATATCTCTAGCCATATTGCATCGGTCTTTACAATTCTGATAAATCTGTTTATATGGAATCCCTTCTTTCAAATCGTGTTTAATAATCTGAAGAATAATATTTTCAAAAATAGCAAGATTGTTTAATTGCATCGTTGTCGCATCATCTCTATGCTTTGGCTTTATCCCACACATCTTATCTGCTAGTTCAGAAAAAGCCTTATAATACCACGAAGAATGATTACTGCCCTGTGCTATTGCATATTCAATAAATTTCTTTATCTCATCCGTTTCGTCTTTTCTTGCTAATTTGCCCTGCCGACGAGTTTCAATCCATTCTTTTGTATGTCTTTCAGCAATGAATTTTCGCATCTCGAAAAACTTCTTAACAAGTTCGACCTTGAAATCTGCAACAATATCCGAATTATCAAGAAAAGATATGAGCAATGTTGCTTGTGGTTCATTAAGTAGACAATACTTTTTCGGTCTACCTCTTTTTTCCGATTTCAAATCGGAAAATTCAATCTTCCCGAACTTTTCTAATCTCTCTTGATGTTGCCTAATCAATCTTATAAGTGACTCGTGTTGATTGTTTGTTGCCTCTGCAATAACCAAGCTGTCTGTAAATGCATCATCTTTTCTCAAGTAAACAATTTCTTTATTCATACTCATCCCTCAGTGCCACTACACCTAAAGGTGTATAGTATACTAGACATATTAAGACAAAAAAAGAGAATCCATAGGCACCTCAAGTGCATCTGAAATTGCCTTTAATGTATCTGTCGTTGTCACAACATCTTTTTTTCCTTCAAGCCGAGCAATATTAGCTCTTGAGATACCTGCTCTTTTTGCGAGTTCCCCTTGCGACCAGCCTTTTCCCTTTCGTAATTCCCTTATTTTATATTCCATTTTTCTCCCTCCCACTGTTTTGAACGTGTTAAATATATTATACACTATAACATAATATAATCAATAATATATTCGACATTTCGTGTATAATATATTATACATTTATGTTGAACATATTAGACATTTGTGTTATTATTTATCTGAACAATTATATTTTTAGGAGGAAAGAGCTATGACATTAGGTGAGATAATCAAGAACTTCCGCTTATCTAGTGAAGAAGAAATGTCAATAAGACGTTTTGCAGCTTTAAGTGGCTTGAGTGCACCCTATATCTCATTATTAGAAAGAGATTCGAGTATTATACCCACTATCAAGACCATCAATAAAGTTGCCCAGGTAATGAATGTCTCTGCGGATGATATTGTAAATCAATTAAACAGTGATGTTCCCACAGATAATAAGGCAAAAGACATAAAGGAAACCGAATTGATATCGATGTTTAGAGAATTATCTGATGCCCGCAAGGAAGATATTATTAACTTTGTTAGAATGATTCACAGTAACGAAAGGAAGTAAATTTTGAATATTGCAGCATATCTGCGCGTAAGCACAGACCGACAGGCAGATAAAGGCTATTCTTTGTCTGAACAAGAAAAAAGAATAAAAGCTTATTGTAGTTCAAAAGATTGGAACTTAGTAAAAATATATAAAGATCCCGGATTCTCAGGTGGTAGTCTTGAACGTCCTGCTCTACAAAATCTCATTGAAGAAATTGACGCATACGATATAGTTTTGGTTAATAAACTAGACCGTTTATCAAGGTCCCAAAAAGACACTTTATATCTTATACAAGATGTTTTTGCCCCTCATGGTTGTAGTTTCGTTTCTATTGAAGAATCATTTGATACGTCAACCGCGCTGGGCATCGCGATGGTCGGCATTCTTTCTGCATTTGCTCAGCTTGAGCGCTCACAAATTAAAGAACGAATGAAAATGGGTAAGGAAGGAAGAAAAAGAAAAGGTCTTTGGCATGGAGGTTACTATAATCCAATAGGCTACGATTATAAAGATGGTAAATTACATATAAATACCGAATCCGAGCAAGTAAAACTTATTTTCAATATGTATCTAAATGGAAATAGCATCCGTGATATAACTCGTTTCCTACAGCAACATTACACTACACGATATACCTCATGGAATTATGTTGGAACAGTTAGAAAAATCTTAAGCAATCCTGTATATATAGGTATGATTGGTGAGTATAAAGGACAGCATGAACCAATTATTGATTTGGAAACATTTGAAAAGGTACAAACAATGCTTGATGAACGAAAAAAAGGTGGAAAAACACCTACTGGAAAGCATCTACTAACCGGAATGATTTTTTGTGGTTATTGTGGAAGTAGAGTCAGATCATGTTCAACCACTTATAAGTCAAAAAAATTTGGCTATTATAGATGTGGAAGACTTGATTCTGGACAATTAAATAAGATTGACCATAAATGTGAGCTTACACCCAAAAAAGAAGAAGAAATAGATAATATTGTTATTTCTGAAATCCTTAAATTGGATGCTGATAAGATTAAAATCAAAGAAGATGATACTCCTATAGTTGATAATTCAGCCGAGATTGAAAAAATAGACAAACAGGTTAAGCGACTTATTGATCTATATGCAATCTGCGGTGATGATGTTGAAGAACTTGCCAAGAAAATCAAGGACCTGAAATCAAAAAAAGCAGCCTTACAGAAAATAAGTCAAAAGCCAAAGAAAGCTGTAAAAAAACATATAGTTGATACACTAAAAATCGCCAAAGAAACTTTTGAAAATGGCACAACCGAAGACAAGCGTAAAGTTGTAGATGCGCTTATTTCAAGGGTTGAGCTATATAATGACAGAGTAGATATTCTTTGGAAATTTTTATGATTATTTTTTTATAGACTGTTTAGCCTTGATTTTATCCAAGGGTGTAATGTATATAAAAACTCTCCATGCTAGATAATATCTACATTATACACAATTTGATAGAAAATAGGGATAGCCGATATAGCTATCCCTTCTTTTATATTATCTATTCATGCTGTCGAGTGCTTTTCTAATAGCTTCTCTTTCTCTGTCATTCTGAGCTGAGTTCATAAGCCTCTGCAATTCTTCTTTGGTATCGCCTGAGTAGTCATAATCATATGATCTTCCCTCACTTGAATATCTTCCCATAGAATCGCGTCTAGCATTACGACCTCTGCCATAAGAATTACCATGACCGCCCATACCGTCATCATACATGTAATAAGGCATTCTTCCATAATAACCACCAGAATATCCACTATCATGTGAGCTGCCGTATTCCTGCTCCATAGCTTCGATGGTTGAGATATCTTTAAGAATATCTACGCCTTTATAAAGGACTTCCAGGCTATTAGTAGTAAGCTCTTTCTTCTTCGCAATCCCTTCAAGCTCATCGCACAGCATATCTCTTATCTGGTCATATACTTTCATCTGCGCTCCTTTCATGCAATCCTGGTAATAGTAAGATTTGCATTCTGTACAAGTATAGCTGTTGCTGCATCCGCTGCCGTAGCTCCTTCACTATCATTTTCTATTGATAATGTAAAGCAACATCCTTTAGGTACAGTGATGATTGCCGTAGATGTTACATTGAAAAAGTTTGCAGTTGTTGGCGGATCTGCTGCAACCGCTGCGGGAGTAACTATTGCTTTAGATGACTGGATTGGTTCTCCATTAATTGCTAAAGCAATCGCTATTGGACCAACTGTTCCGTCTGAAGGAACTGCTATATTTCCATTAAACGTAGCCTGATAACGTGCAAAACACGCTGAAGGATTGTTTACTACGCCTTTAAGAGTAAGAATGCCTGAGCCTTCCCTATGATATACATAGCCTTTTCCACAAGGAATACTGCTCTGCAATAATACATTTTGATTCGGCTGTACTTCCTGAACTGCATTGTATACATACTCAGCCATAGCTATACCTCCTTATCAGCCTACGCCGCATCCGCAATTGTACGCGCATGTATTTGTGCAGCAATTAGGATTCTGAACAATATAAGCAGGTCTGGGAACAGGTGCAAGATACTGTTCAAGAGCATTTGTCTGTGCAAGATTGTCTGTAAGAAGTGTCTGAGTCTGCTGATTGTTATTAGCTCTAAGCTCAGCCATTGTAAGCTGATTCTGAAGCTCAACAATCTTCTCATTCTTAGCATCAATCTTATCCTGGCACATCTGGTCAAGGATTCTCTGAGTTGATGCAGTATTAGCAGCAAGAACGTCTCTAAGAGCATCATTGACTGCTGATCTATCTGCGCAAGCCTCTGTTGCAACTGTGTACTTAAGGTCTGCAAGTCCTGCCCTATTGTCACAGCAACATGTAGCAAGCTGTGTCTGTAAACCGCTAAAGCCCTGATTCATAGCTGTCTGATTAGCGAATGCCTGCTGAAGATTTGCAATCTGTCTTGTGTTGTTTGCAATCTCAGCCTGTGCAAAGCCATTATTGACAGCCTGTGTTATTCCGCTACCTGTCTGACAGATATTCTGATTGATGCCTGCAATACCAAGCTGTACATCACCAAATCCGGATGTTACAGAGTTCTGCAAGCCATTGATAGCTGTGTTAGTAGCCTGATTCTGGAATCCATTTGTTGTGATTTCAGCCTGATTCATCCAAGGATAAAGCATAGCACCATCAGCTGCAAAGCTATTAGCACCAAAACCGCCAAATCCTCCACCCCATCCGCCGAAAGCAAATAAGATGATAAGAATAAGCCAAAAGTCACTTCCATAGCCAAAACCGCCGCCAAAGCCACCGCCACCATATGCAGGAGCAACCGGCATTACCATTGACTCATCGTTCATAATAGAACTCCTTTCATTAAGATATTTATGTTTTATGCGCATTAAAACCTTGATTCATCATATTCTGAACCTGTTCTACTTGCCCTTGATATTGCTGAACATTAGTCGGCATTTTCCCATTGTTCATTAGATACCGCCCTATCTGCTCATAGTTATTACCCATGTTCTGAATATCACTCATCTGCTCATTGCTTATCATTCCTCTTTGCTGTAAAAGACTTGCAAGCTGATTAGGATTCTGCTTAATCTGCCGAACCTGTTGCATCACATTCATGATATTCTGCATAGGATTCATCCTTGCCATCATCATTGGATTAAAAAATGGATTCATATATTATTCCTCATCATCTTCAACTACTTTCTTCTTTGTGGGTTTAAATGAAATCTGGGATACTCGTTTCTCAACCTCTTTCTGTATCTTGTCCGTGATTAGATTCTCTAACTCTTCCCTTTTTATATAGTCCTTAAGATCAATCTTGTTTTCAGGATTATCGCTCTCATCAATAAGTCTCTTCTTGATAAAGGTAGTCTTACCAAGCTGGTCTACAGACTTCATATATAAATAAGGTTCTTTCTGGTTCATTAGGAAAATACTCTGCCCAGGGCTTAAAGGAAAGTTTGTTCCTTCCTCTTCACTGCTTACCCATGCAAGAATCTGATTCTGCATGTTCTGTATAGACTGAGTGGGCTGAGATACCTGAATAGGCTGTTGATACTGTTGCTGATAATTTGGATAGTTCTGATAATAACTCGGATAATTAGGATAATTCATAATTTTCCCTTTCATAATAGTAGATAGGCACACAATCAGAAGAATCCCATGCATCATAGATTATTCCATCAATGCAAGCTGCAACATGTGTACCGGTTCCAAGAATAAAAGTTCCTTGAGGGTTATCTATTGCAAAATCCTCAAAACTATAACAATCAGGGCAAGTATCAGGTAATGTATGCTTTGTAAATCCTTTTGTACGCAAGTATGAGTTAAGGACCGCGTTTGATGATGGCATATCAGCCATTAAATAGCCTTGCATTACCATATCGATGTAGGCTGTTTCCCATGAAATATGTAATGCTTTGGATACAGCTCTTATCACGCAGTCACCCACATTATGCTTATGCCTCGGATTATTATTGAAATGCTTGTAAGCCATAACCTTTACCCTCTAATAACATTTTAAAGAGTGTGAAAACCGCGTAAAATACGGTAATAGTATGAATAAAGTATTAAAAAAGTATTATTTTGTTAATTTGACTTTTACCCTCTTTCTGCTATTATGAAATTACAGAATGTCTAATATATTGTGACATTCACTAAGTTTTACAAGGGGATTTAATGGGAACTAAAGACATTGCAGAAAAACACTTTGAAGAGATAAACAAGATATTTGCCGATATTATCAACGGAACTCTCTTTGGAGGAAATCAAACAATCAAAGAAGATGAATTATTAGACCTACCTACGAAATCGCAATATAAAGCTGATGACAGCAAGCTCCATGAGCAAGAACGTGATATTGCAAAAAGATGGGTAAAAGAAGATGTCATTTTTTCAATTATCGGCATTGAAAATCAAACGAAAATAGACAATGATATGGTCTTGAGAGTAATTGGTTATGATGGCGCTTCATACAGAAGCCAACTCTTAGACAAAGACAATCCAAGCAGATATCCGGTAATAACAATAGTATTGTATTATGGCGAAAAGCCTTGGAGTGCACCAAGAAGTCTTAAAGAAAGATTAGACATTCCAAAATGCCTAGATAAATATGTTAGCGATTATCATATAAACGTATTTGATATTGCTCATATGTCCAATGAAGAAATCGATAATCTATTTCATAGTGACTTTAAGATTCTTGCAAAATTTATGCATGATAAAAGCAAAGTTGCAGAAATAACAGAAAAAATAGAGTATCCAGATCCACTCCTGAAAATTCTCTCTGTTCTAACTGATGATGATAGATTTGAGAGTATACAAGGAGAACTCGTGGAAGGAGGTAGTACCATGTGTGATGTATTAGACCAAGTTGAGCTTAAAGCTTGCAAAAAAATAGCTGAAAACTTATATAAGAATGGCGTATCAATAGATATCATTAAATCATCTATTCCGAATATTCCCAAGGACGAAATTCAGAAAATCTTTGATGAAATAACAAAGAACAAATAAAAAGCGGGTAGAGGTTTAATCCTCTACCCGTAAATGTTTGCATAAAACCTTTTCATATTCATATGTTATCTTCTTTACTTGACTTACTGACATGTCCAGTTCTTCTGCTAATTCCTCGAAAGTTAGTCCGTCGCACCATCTAAGCAAAAGCAACTTGCGATTACGCTTTGCCTTAAATCCAATAACATATTCATTTACAATCTTCTCTATATCTGATCTTTTCATATCCTGTATTTTATGTTCGTTATATTTCATTTTATCCTCGATAAAATTATGCCGAAAGCGAATAAGCAAAATAAGCATATGCATGCCAAGAAGATTTCTGCTGTGCTTCACAGTAAACTGTTATTATATCCCCAGCATAATAGGTTAAATTATATCCACTTATCGATACTGAATATTGATAATTTCCATCTCTACCATAAGCTATACTCGTGCCTCTCGTATTATTGGTAAAGGTAATATAACCGTGTGTGTTATTATCTACCGCAGTTGTTTGTCCACGATAGCCTGACAAGATAGATTGTGTAAGAGATAAAACACCATCATCTGTCATTCTTGGAAGTGTCAACTGTGTACTTGCCTTACCATTCTCTGAACCACCTACATGAAACAGTGCATCTATAGAATATGAGCCAGCTGCACTGTATTGCTTAAAAGGGTGAAATGTACCGGCACCCCGCGCAGGGCTTGAATTCCACCCCCACTTGCCATTTTTGTAATCGAAATAAAACTTAGTTCCACTTGCTGTAAGTTCGCTATTAAGATTGTTTATATTTGTATTTATGGTAGATATGCTTGAATTAATGGTAGAAATACTTGTATCATGCCCATTTATCTTTCCATCAATCTCATTTATCTGAGTCGCACCAAATATGTCTCCAACCTGGTCATATTCTGTTACATCAGTAAATGATATAGTACCATCACCATTGTCTACTTGGGTATATTTACGATCACCGCTGAATATATCATCTTTATAATCAGTTTTTAGTGACATATATTTCTCCTTTCTGCCTCAAAAAAGGCAACAAAAAAGGAAGTTCCTATTAGGAACTCCCTAAAAAACTAGCTATATATTATTCCGTCGCTTCGGGTGTGTTTACACTCATATTGTCTCTGCCTATATAAGAACTATTATTCCCACTTGGTGTAGTCTGCGTGACAGTAACCGGAGTGCTTGGCTTGTTTGATTCATAAATAAGAAAGCCAAAGATAGTAATAACATAGACAAAGATAAGTCCACAAATGATTGCGTTTTTCCAGTTGCTTTCTATTTTATGGCTCTGTTCCTGTCTGTTCATATCATCTTGATGAACATAATAAGGCACATTGAAAGAGGCAGGAATTGGCTTGTCTATATCAATCCCCAATTCATTCTTCAAGTTATCCGCTGCACTTTTCATAATTAAAACTTATCCTTTCAGTATTACTTCTAATTTATTATACATTTATTTTTATCTCTTGTCATATAATTTATTGACCGCTTTCTTAACAATTTCATAATTATATCCCGCTTCGGTTAAACGCTTCTTCCTTTCTGCTCCATTGCCCCATTTTCCTGCAATGACTTCAAGTGCAATTTCATCAATAGTCTTAGTTTGCAAAGAATCATATTTGGGATGTCCGAACAGCACTTTGCCTATATAACTGCTTTTCTTGTATTTCTTTTTTGAAACACCGCCACCATTTCTTACAACAGCATTAGCGTTGGATGTATTTCCTTCTATAGTGTAGAAAAACTCCAAATCTACGTTATAAACAATACCTGTATGGTAGCATCCACTTGATTTACCATTTTTAGTATAAAAGACCTGATCTCCTATCTTCGGTGTTTTATCAAGTGCACCGTACTTCTCGTACATTTTGCATGAAGCAACGGTATAATCATCAAAGCCACCATTTAATAAAGATTTTGCAGTTGCTACACCATAAGCCTTATAAAAGCACCAATCTACAAATGCATCACACCAAAGAGAGAACTTATCCATTGTGGCAGGATATATCTTATTCATCTCATAACCATACTTAGTTATATTGTCATTTCCTGCTCCCGCAGTCTTTTCATAGATAATATCCGGATTCTTTTGATAGGCAACTTTCGATTTTTCCAAATAACCAACCTCATCGGATGCAATCTTAAGCACCTTGTCTACCGTATTCATTACTCATCCTCATCTTCATCTAAAGGCATCTTGCTTATATCAACATCAAGCGATTTTGCATCAACCCATGCTTCACAAAATGCATAGATAGCTGCTGAGAAAATTCCGCAAACCGTTCCGATAATAGTAACCGTCTGATTACTTGTGGAAATTCCTGAAATTGACGTTGCTACACTTGCCAAGAACGCTGCTACACAGATCCAAAATTTTCTGCTTGTAAGTTTGTCCATATCCATTACCTTCCTTTCCCTTAAACTTTTATTGTACTTCCAGTCTGTCCAAGCCTGAAAGAAAGCCTCATCTTACCTGCGATAGAACTTTCGATATGCTCATGTAAATCAAGCAAAGCACTTTCTATCCTATTAAGTTCGTTGTAATCAATAAATGCTCCATTCTCATAAAATAACTTCGCTGTTCCATAATCAAATAAGGCTATGACATCCTGTATCCCTTGTAATCCATTCTCAATAGCATTTATCTCATCTGCAAAAATATTATCGTTATTAAAATTAGGGCTTCCTGGTATCGGGAAATGCTTGTCAGCACCAAGGTTTAATACCGGAAGCCCATAAAATAATTCTTTAGCTCTATCATCAATGTACTGAAGATTATTCTTGATACGGTTATAATCTTCAACATTGAAGAAATCGCCCAAATAAATCTCAATATTACTATATTCTGCTTTCCAATCAGTTTTAGGTGTTGTCCAAGCCATAATAACTCCTTATCTAAATAGAATCATTGCTGCACCGTTTCTCAAGCTATCAAATGTATCTGTTCCTGGAAGTCCGGTATCATTGATGCAACAAGCTGTTGTTTCTGATGCAATATCTCTAAGCCAAAAACCACCTTCAAGGCTCATTACTGGCAGATATTTCTGGAATATTTCAAGCTGTGAATATGCTTCACCAGTCTGTAAAGGATCTTTAGAATAAATTGTTGAGCCAAATATCTGTCTTTCAGTAAGAGCGCAGATATATTGATGACGTACTCTTGTAAGAGATGTTTCAGCATCATTTCCTCGATAATACTTGGTTATATCTCTTAAATACTCAAGTCCTGTTTCTCCGTCAAAAAGCTCTAACATGTCCGACTTAACATTATCAAGAACAGTTGTCTCTAAATAATCCTGATAATCTGAACCTGCATATCCTACATCCATTACGGATGTTCCAGAATCATGCCATTTCATCTGACCTACTGAGAAAATAAGAACAATATGGTCAACATCTGAACAAATTGAACTTGCCGGATCAGCTGCACCAGAACGATTACCGCGAAATGTATTGTAACCAGCAATAAAGTATCTATAATTTGTTCCGTTGAACCAATCACCAATATTAAAGCCATATCTTGCAAGCTCTGCATGATGAACAGCAAGGGATAAATTACTTATAATACTAGTTGCATCACGCGGATTTCTTATGTTGTAATAAAATGTTCCACGGTCATTCATTATAATGCTGTTTCCATCAGGCTTACAAATTCCCACCTTGCTATTAGTTGCAATGTCTGTATATTTTACAAACTGAGATGTGTCTATGGAAGATGCCATTACATCATAATAATATTCAATCTCAGTTAACTTACTGTAATATGTTTTCCCGCTTACAGGGGATGTATCTTCAGTAAGGAAATATGTATCTGTCTGGCTGTCATACTCATACAACCCTAATTCGTTAGGATTTTCATCTTGGTCTACCTGTCTAACATGATATGAATCTACATCAATTTCTATTATTGTTACATTAGTACCTGCAACATATGAATAACCGGCACCTTCATAGAAATCAGATGTTGTTACAAAGTCATCTTTTATGTTATATACGTTTCCGACATAATTTGCACTTAGTTCAGGTAACTCAGCAAAATAGATAGAACCACTCGCCTTATATGTTGATGCCATTTTTGAATCAACATAATTTTTTAGAAGTGTAAAGTCTGTATTCAAAGAATTGATTCTTTCTGACAATTCACTCTCTGCCTCAGTAGCTCTTATTGTTTCGGTCGAGATAGCATCATCGGAAATTGTTTTATTCGAATCAATCTTGTCATCTAAGATTTCTTCCGTTCCAATTGCTCTTGATTCTTCATTAGCAATACCATTCTCAATATTGTTAAGATTCTCGGCACTGATTATCTCACCTTTTCTCCATACGTGTTTAGAATATGCCATATTGCCTCCTTAATGCACAGCACTTTCGCCAGCTATTGCAGAACTTACGACCGCGGGAAGTACGTAGCTTACTCGTCTTGCAGTTAATTTACAAGCCATGCTCATTCCGGTACTTGTATCAATCTGTGTACTTGTTATCCTGACAAGATTTCTTTCAATGCTCTTATTTTCTGTATAGATAAGGTCATCAGGATCTAATGCAGGCTCACCTCGATATGAAATGACATAATCAATATCGTTTGCAAAATATTCTGCAAGCCACTCTGCTTCATTCTGTGCGTCTGTTGCATTATCAATGAGCATATTAGAAGCTGTCTTATCTGTTCCTATCTGTCTTACTTCCTGAGTTAATTCTTTCGTCGATACAACAAATTCAATACCATTTATGTTTACTTCCGCTGCAATTGTAGAAGTAAATTCAACATAATAAGCACCGCTATTTATAATAGTAAGAGTTCCCGTCTGACCGCCTGCATAGCTTAATGAGTAGTTATGTGCAGGATTGTTGAATGTGACAATGTTAGTCCCTGCTATAGCCATTGTTGAACTTATCTTCTTTTGTGAACTTCCGTAACTGTATTCATAATATGTAACGTTTACATTCTTTATCTTTTCTGCCACGGAGGCTGTTGGTGATGCTGTCATATCTGAATAATCAATGACGTAATCTGTAATATCTCCAAAAGCCATATGTGAAAGATGAATTCTTTGATATGGACTTGTGCTATTAAATACGATACGAAGTTTGCTTATATCCATGAATGCATCTTCAATAGCAGTCATATAATCAAGTTCATCATATTCTTTAGTACTTACAAGGTCGTTGTAATGATAAGCATAGATTGTAAGACTGTTTGGTTTAACGTTATAAAATGCCATGCTCATTCCAAAGAATGTCCAAGCAGTTTCCCATTCTATAGTTATCTCAGGTTTTGTTATAAATTCTCCATCCGCATCCGAAACATGAGATGAAATAAAGCCAGTAGCCGCATATGTACTTGATGTTCTAGGCAAGAAATAATGCAAACCATCTATACGTGAAAAATCTTTCTCAGACGTTGCATAATCACTTACTGTAATGTCCGCGTCAACTACATTTCCAGCATTTGAATAAATAGTTTGACCATTTGTTGTTACACTTACGATATCCGGCGTAAACGAACTCTTTATCTCTATACCACCATCTCTTGTTTCTCGCATGATTGAACGAGCTGCATTTGCTATAAGCTGCAATAAGTTCTTATGCTTCTCTACAGGTAAAGGATTCTTTGTATGCATTGTCTGCAAGTAATTATCAATTCTATAATTGTCTATCCCTGCATCCTGACATACTTCAACAGCAAGGTCATAAAACGAAATCCCATTAGGATAATACTTGCCTTTGTAGTACTTTGTTTCTGTATAATCAAGAAATCCTACTGCATTGAAATTTGCCTGCATATCATCACTTGACCATGTTTTAAGCCTTAATTTTCCACCAGGAATTGTATAAAGCGTCCCATCGGAAAGATTTCGTCCATATTCAAACTCAACTTCCTGCTGTTCTTCAAGGAAAGCAAGATATGAATTAGGATCATCAGCAGCAAACTTTTTGCTTATATTATCAATGGAAAATGAAAAAGATTTTGTGGGTAGTTCATTTGAAATATGTGAGCATTCGGATTTCCATGACGTCGCAATAAGCGAATTATTATCAAACATAAGTCCAATACCAAATAGAATTGATAATATTCTTAATCTCTTCTGCCCTCCTACTATTGCATGTGGAGTTATTGTTATATGATCTGTGTCTCTAAAAATATCTTCTGTAACCCATTCGCCAGGCTTGTCATTGGTATATGAATATGTATATGTCCCATTGGTTATATCAAAACTTGTAGGATAAAACTCACCAAAATCAATAGTAAGCCCCTTGATGTCAAGGTGAGTGTATTTTCCAAATGTAAAAGTAACTGCGTCGCACATCTCCTGAGTTACTATACCTTGATATAAAGCTACAGAGTTCTTATTTCTTGGCAAAAAATACTGTGTGCCATCTGCTTTTATAAAATTTTCTTCTGGAATAGCATAATATCCCTCGAAATTTACAGTCGAAGTAACAAGTTGAGGTGAAGAATACATCGTAAATGTTCCATTAGCTTTACCATATGACTGAGCTTCTTTGGAAATAACGCCTAGATATACCCAAATATATCCTTCTTCTCGTAAATATTCTTTTTGCTCTGCTCTATATGCTGAACTTACTGCTTGCATCTGTTAGCCCTCATCGTTCTACAAGTCCACAATCAATGATATTGACCTTACAATCCATAAAGTTCATTGGTTTAGTATGGTCTTCATCAAGCCAATATACCTGCGCTGATCTATCGCCCGGATACATCTTAAGCATTACAAAATCATTTTTAAGCGGACTCCATACTTTTGCAGTAACAAAGAAATTTGAAAATAAATCACATATAAGGTGCCATTCATCAGGTGTAAGCCATTTCCACATAAGGTTATTGTATTTAAGGTTTGTCTTGCCCACCTTTTCTGCAATAACCTCTGCGTTAGCATTTCGACCTGAATTAACAGCATCACTTAAGATAATCTCAAGTCCTACACTTGGACACGGTAATTCAACTCCATTAACTTCTAGAAATGCCATCTCACACCTCCAATAAAATAAGTGGATGCCCTTTGACAGACATCCACCTTTAAATCAAGTTATTATATTCATTCCAAGCCTACCTTGACCGCTTGTAGCCATTCTTGCTATATCCCTATCATCAATAACGACAGGCTCTTTATCAAGAAGTGCCTGCGTTATCGTGATAAGTCTAGCTAAAAGTTCTGATTCTTGATTTCCGCTTGCAAGTACCGCTTCCCTAATTCCTGTAATCTCATTATTGTTTGCAACAGCAGTATTTCCATGAATAGTACCAACAAGTTCTGGTCCTGCTTCATTTGCAAAGAATAACGAACCGGTTGAAGGAAAACCACCGCTTGCAAAACCATATGGTGCATGGAAAGAAACTTCACTGGGAACTTCATTCAACTTTTCAATAAGCTCATCAATCTCATCCATGACACTCTTTATAGCTTCTTTCATGCTATCACAAGAATGTTCTACTATTTCTTGAGCTGCTTCCATGTGTTGCTGAATATGTTCCTCAATCAAAGTAAATACCGCTTTAGCCGCATCAAGAATATGATTGAATTCATCCGTCCATCTTTGTTCTTCAAACCAAGGTGCTACTTGATCTTCCCACCATGCATTCATTGATGTATCCCACCATGTAGTGAAAAGTTCAAAGTGTCCATGAATATTCTCTGCAAGCGGTGTGAATATCTCTTCATCCCATTTTGATGCAGTGAACCAGAATACCACTTTTTCATTCCACCACATGCTCATGGCTTCATCGAACCAAGTAATAAATGAAGCAAAGACGGTTGCAAACATAGGCATTAGCATTGTTTGAATATTTGTGCTTAGCATAACAATATATGTATTGATTGTCTGTGTCATAGACATGAAGATATTACTAAGCACAGTATTCATTGCGTACATGCCCTGATTTACACCAAGCGCAATCGCAATCGTTATTGATGTTCCTATGATTTTGAATCTATCTGGGCTTAATCCTGATTCGAAGGTTTTAATGAATTTCTCAAAGAATCCCGAATTCAAAACCCTTGACATATTGTCATCCATAGTTTCCTGAATAATATCAAACCACTTGCCGATAACATCTTTTGTTAAGCCCATATTATCCAAAAGCCCAGCATTAGCTGATTCGATAAAGGTCTGCCCAACTGTTTGACCATAATCAGACATGCCTTGTCCTAGTGTGCTTGTATTGTTCATATAATTCATATAAGCATCACTAAACTGTGCCGCACCTGCTTCGGATGTTTCTGTGTTAGCATCATTGAATACAGAGCTTGAATTCTTTAACGCATCACCAGTCATCGTATTCCAAAGTGTTCCAAGCGAAGCAAAATCTGTATTATTTATGCTATCTGTGTAAGCAGTGTATTGTCCGGTTGCAAATGTGTTTCCTGCCGATGCATAATCTGCTTTTTCTACACTCTTAAGCACACCCGCAACCATCATTGCATTAGATGTTTCTAATGATGGTTGTAACGCTTGAATAGCTGCTGTATATGAAGCTGCCTCATTATCAGCAATAGCCGTTCCAGTTGCTTGAGCAGTTGCTTTTGTAAGATCAGGAATTCCAGCTAAACTAGCACTTAATGTACCAGAAGCTTTTTTCGTAATCTTATCCTTGACTGCATCCCATTGAGGAAGCATCGTATCAACAAAATCATTAACAGCCGCTTTTCCTGCCCTTTTAAAGCCTTCACCTATCTTATCAAGACCTTCACTAGCTTTATCGAAATCTAGGGTAAGAACACCTTGTATTGCTGAGATAACACCTTTAATCATTGTTGATACGCCACCAAGGATATCAATCAGATTATTGATATGATTGATGAAACGTTCAACAATAAATACAAGAATCTTGATTGCATTAACAAGTCTTTTTCCAAAGACCTCTTCAACCTTGAACGCTATAGTCAAAAGAATGTCCCAGAAATCCTTTAAATCGCCAAGCTTTTCAAGCAATTTACCAAAGGTTTCTTTAAGCCTATCCACTGCATCAAACAAACCTTTTTGTTCTGCGTACTCGACCATCTTTTGTTTTAAGTCGCTGAATCTTTTCTTTAGTTCATCAAGTGTTCCGATTAATCCGCCATATGAACTAACCAATGAATAAATTGCAGCTACAACTAATGCCAATACCGCAGCCACTAAAAGAGCAGGTTCAGCGAGAGCTGCAAATCCTCCTGCCGCTGTAGAAGCTCCTGCTCCTGTTGCTGTTAACCCCTCTGCAATAGTGTTTAGATTTGTCCAAGATTTCAGCATCATTGCAAATCTAAGGAATCCTGCAAATCCTTCGCCTGCAAAAGCACCGAACTTAAATAATCCAATAGCAAAGGCAATTCTTTGAAGTAAGGTAGCAATATCTTCTGCCGTGGCATTTTCAAGCCACTCATCAAGCTTCTCAAGAAACGACATGAATAGATCAGAATTTACAAACTGTACTAATCCATCAGCTACTCCTAAAATTCCCATGCCTATTCCAGTCAATATCTTTTCAACATCTTCCGAGGAAAACATATCCATGATATCGGCAAGTCTTTGTAGGAAATCTGTAAACTCTTCTGAATTTGTAAATTCAGCAATTTGTAAACCGAGATTTCCTAATGCATCAGTAACACCTGTATGTATATGCTCAAGTAATCGTTCAAATGCATCTTCTAGAGGCACTAAATCCTGACGAATCTTTTCAAAATCAAATGCATCAATTATCTCTGCTATCTTGTGATTTAGATGAGGTATTCCCTCTTCAATCATCCATTTGATGTATTTAAGAACAACTCTTTTCATTACATCTTCAAATACACCGCCAATAAAATCAGCCAAGTCATAGAACGAATGAAGTAACTTGATAATACTGTCAAGTAATGGATCAAAGGTAATGCTGTCCGACCAATAAATCATATATTTCGTTACATTTCTTACATGTTCAATAAGAACAGCAAAAATGTCTCGGATACCCCTAAATATATGAACTCCTCTGGTAGCACCATCAACCACTTCATCCCAAGATTCTCTAAAATTTTTGCAAAGATTGCCAATAACAAACATCAAATCAGCTATAATTCCAAAAATATTAGCGATCATTTCAATGGTTTTAGGTTCGTTCCATACTTCAATAAACGCATCCCAGATAGATTTACCGAGCTTCTTTGCCTGGTTAAGCATATAAGTCCATGCTTTTTTGAAGTAGTCCTTCATCTTTTCCCAGGCGGCTTTAATAGGACGCATAAAATCATCCCACATTTTCTTAAGCATATTGGCAATGTGCTTAACGCCATCCGGAATATCAATTTCTTCCCATCCTGAAAGCGGATTAGAAGCACCATCTCCACCGCCACCACCTTTGTTCTCTGAAAGAATATTAAGTTCATCTATTCCCATTGTCAGAGTACTAACGGATTTAGCAGCTTTGCCAGCGGCTGCTCCATAATTAACCATTTCTTTCTTTGCTTTTGTAAAAGATGATTTTCCACCTAATACAGCAAATAACATACCTATATATGAAAGAAGCGTTGCAATCTTCTCAACAATGGCATCAATAATAGGTGTGATTGTCTCTAACAAAGGCGCGAAAACACTTACAATAGAGCGACCTAAATACTGGAAATCAGCAACAAGATTAGAAATACTCTGATTAAACTGAGTTCCCATTGCATTTGAAAACTGAGCTAAAGATTTTATAGCATTATTTACCTCAGAAATAATTGCTGTAATTGCTTTTCTGACAAGCATAAAGGTAAATGTGCGCATCGTTCTAGCCCAAAATTGCGATACTCTTTTTAAACTTGATATTATATGGTCACGAAAACCTTCTACTGCTGATTTTAAATTCTCGAATTTTTCAACATATTCCTTTGCCGCAAGCTTAAGCGGTGTAACCATTAGTTTAAATAATGCAACGCCTTTGCCCGCCAACATGTTTAATTTGCCTGCAATGTTATCAAATTCCTTTTCAAGCACAACAAGCCGAGGTAAAAGGTCTTGTGCAAAAGAAAATGCCTTTGGCTTATCAGGTACTTTAGTAAGAGATTTCTTGTATTCCTCGATTGCATTTTTAGCCTGGTTGTAGCCTTTAACCGCTGCATTATACTCATTTTCATCAAAAGGTCTTTTTCCGCTTTCCATTTCGGAAATAAGCTTTTTATATTCCCTGTACTTTTCAAGCAGCTGTTCAATCTCGCTTTTTGCTTTATGCGTTCCTTTTGCTAACTCTTCCGCAGCCTGAGCTGATTTTAATGCATTTTCATATACTTCTTTAAAATCTTTTGGAATAGATGATACCGCTGTTTTTGTATTAAGCGATGTCATCTTTTCGGACAAAGTGTTAGTTGCTTCTTCTGCTCCAATAAGTGATTTCTTATACTCATCAACAGCTTTTTTTGCTTTATTTAGCCCTACTACTGCATCATTGTATAATTTAAGATCAAATGCACGTTTTCCACTCTCTGTTTCCGAAATAACTTTCTTGTAATTCCTAATAGAATTAAGCAGTTCCTCAATCGGTACTACGGCTTTTTTCGCACCTTCCTCCATGTTATCAAAATGAGTAGGATTTATAGCATTAAAATCTTTAACTAACTTCTCTATCTGTTCTGTAACTCGTGTAGTCGCGGGAAGCAGCTTTTCTGTCTTTTTTGTTACATCTGCGAAAGGCTTTGAATCGAACGCTTGATGAGTATCCAATTGAAATGCTCTATCAACCATTTTGGAATAATCACCAAACTCTTTAGATACCTTATCTACAACAGCAAGCAATTGTTTGGTATTATCTGTCGCATTCTGCGTTGCCTTTGAAACACCTTCAGCACTTTCAGTTGCTTTATCTAAGCCGGATGCCATGTTACCCATTCCATTGACATTTTTCGTAAGGGTTTCAATAGCACTTGACATAGCATTGATTGTATTTACAAATTTGGTGCCTTCTTTTAAGCCAAGTTGCCTATTTAATGATTTAAGAGAATCGACAAGACCATTTATAGAATTTTTAGCATCAGTTGCGCTTGATTTAATTTGTATGTTTAATGAATCTACATTCATAGTATTCATCCCCATAGAAAAGGACAGCGACCTAAATCACTGCCCTTTCTTTTGCTGTTTTGCCAATTCAAAGTTTGCCTGCTTTATTCTTAGTCCTGCTACAAGACGATCAAGCCTCTTTTGCTTTTCTTCTTCAGTTAGTTCTCCGTTATTTGAGCTAACTGTTTGCAATGCTGGCTTTTTGATTTCTTCAAAATAGTTATTTGGCTTTTGACCTTTTTTCTTTGCCATATTTCCAATAGCAATAGATACAGCTTCGAAAATGTATCCGCCCAAAAGCCATTGATTCTCATCTATTATCTTTCGTTTAAGTTTATATCCCTCAAGTATCGGTTCTAATATCCTTGGATTCATATTCCAAAAATCCCAATATGAATATCCCAAAGCCAATACTGAAGGTAAAAGTTCTTTCTCATATTCTTCGGTAAGAGTTTTATATTTTACTGAACGAATGTCTCTCCTACCGGTGTTATTGTCACTGGCTGAACAGGAATTTCCTGAATCGGAACTACTGGTGTTTCCGGAATATCCTGAACTTCCTCCGCCTCTGCCTTTTTGTTGAGCGCCTGAAAAAAACGTGATTCATTCATAGCCTCTGTGACAGCTTCAAAAATACCATCAAGATTTCCGCCTTTGATAACATGCTCCTGAATCTCATTATCAGCTGCATCCATATTGATACCTGCACAGAATGCAAGATAAGCAGCTGCGAGAGTCATTGGCTTATTCTGTACATCAGTAAGCGAAAGCCCATAACCTTCAAGCTGTCTTACTGCACCGAAAGTAAATTCTTTTGCTACATATCGTTTGTTATTAATCAAAAAAGTTCTCATATAATCCTTTTCCTTTCCCCTAAATGCTTAAAGGGAAAGGGGCAGCCCGAAAGCCGCCCCATGTTCCGTCAAGCATTTTGTATAGACAAAAACTCAGTAATAATGTCTGCTTTAAGTGTCTCGGTTATCGTGTAACCTCTTGCTGTTGCAATAGCCTCGATTTCATTAACCGTAAGTTCTTCAAGTTCCGCCTGAGTAAACGGATACTTAAGTTCCTGCTCATCCAGGAAGTCATTTATGATCTCTTCAGTTGTATCCGAATCTGCTCCTATTGTGTAACCTCTCTGTGTTGCAAGAGTAAGAATATCAGAATCAGACATTGCGCCGAGTGCTGTTGCATCAAGATAACCAGTGGTCTGACTAGAGTTACCGCTCTGATTGCCACTTCCACCAGAGCTATTTACCCCGCCGCTGTCGGCTCAATTGCTGTAAGCTCACCCTTGTAATCCTCAACAGCGAATCCAACTTCGATTGTCAGAAGCTCATTCTGTGAGAACTCCGGCATAGGAAGTCTCTGAGGGGGCTGTGCAACTACATAGAAACCATTAGTTGCATTAGGAATCCAAACCTCAAACCATGTCTTAAGGTTAGATGCCTTTGCTGTGTTATAAGCTGAGATCATTGTCTGAAGCTGTGTTGCTACTTCAGCTGTGTAGTTGAATGTGATTGTCCACTCACCGCCTGAATCCTGTCTACCTGCGATATATTTGGTGATGTAATCTTCAAGAGCTGAAGCGTCGATAGTCTCTGTAGACAACTCGATACCAGCAATTGCATTACATCTTTCAAGCTGTGTAAATGCTGAGGGCTGTGTTCCCGCAACAGTCTCAACGGCGTATCCAAATTTAACTCCTAATGTGGACAGACCTGCCTCTTGAACTGCCATATTTTCTCCTTTCTGCCAAAAATGGCATTAAAAAAGAGGATTACTCCTCTCTTTGTTTTTCTATGAAAAGCTCATGTGAGCTAAATCATTCATCTTGCGGCACTAATTCCTTATCACCGCTTGCAATCACTCTGTTAAGCCTTGTAATTGCAATATACTTTTTGTCTGATGTTCTTGGATCAGGAAACGTTTCGACATTAAAATGCAGTTTCTTCATCTGCTGAATGCCTGCGGTTATGATTTGTCTGCACTCTTTTTCTGACTTATCTGAATAAACAGTAAGCTCAAAAGTGCAACTAATACCATTTACATTGTCATTAGTAAGATCCCTTCCAATTTCATACGGAGATAACATATGTACGTACATGGTTGGGAAATCGCCAACAAGTTCAAGCGATTCTTCCTGATTAGAAGTAGTACAGGTAAGTTTCGGAAATGGCGCTGAAGACTTCTGTACAAGCTCGTACTTAAGAATGGTCAATATATAAGATTCAATCTTGTCATACCATGTTTCATCTACCATCTGTCCTAAACACCTTTCTCGCTACGTTGTAAATCTGCTCATACATTTTCATTTCTGCATGATACATCGGCTGAGTCGGCGTTACACCGCTCCACTTTGTCCATACATATTCTCCTGTGCTTGGATCTAATTTCTTAACCCACCATGAACCATCATAAGCATGTGTCTGTCCGGGGAAAGTACCTTGTCCAACTCCATCTATGTCAAAAGGAACTCTTGCATAGTTGGCGCTACCAAATTCAGCAAAAAGAATAGGGCTGATTGCAGCAGTTTTTATTGAACCTTTTTTATCATATTGCCACTGCGTAACTATCTTTTGAGTATCTTCACCTACAAGATAACCTATAGTAGTAATTCCGCCCGTCCCTTCTTTATAAAAAGTAATATACTGTCCATATCCATTGTGGCTCGCTCTTTCTTTAGCTACATTTATACCGATATTAAGCAGTTCATAAACAAACTGTTCGTTCTTTGCAGCCAAGCTGTCGCGATATGCTTTTATCTGTCCTATGGCATGATTTACACTTTTTTCATTAAGATATAGCTCAACCTTCATTATTAGATACCGCTTGCATCATTGCCTTCCAAAAGAGCTGTCCTTCATTCATAACACCCATAACCCTAAAATCCGCAGATGACGGATCTATCTCATCATCGATATACTTAATCTCAGATTGTTTCCAAATAAGTGTACCGGTTCTGAATGGATACTGCCCTCTTTTGTAAGTCATCTTTGCATCTGCCATGTTCTGCGTTCCAAATGCCTGTAACTCATTTTCCGTAAGCTGTCCTGAGATTGAATTAAAGAACATTATTGGCTCAGAATATTTATCCTTAAATTCACCTGTTTCTACAGGAATTCTCTCGCCAGCATGAATTCTATATATGATATTTCCATTATCATCCCGTTCATAGATAGGTTCTTTTCCTATAAGAAGTGCATAATACATACGCTGCTTTATTCGTCTTGCAACTCTCATAACGCCCTCCTTATCTTGAGATAGGATATACTCCCCTGAAAAGACTGTCTCTGCTAAGATACTGAATGCTTGTCCCGTCAGCACTATACGTAGACTGCCCTTCAGCTCCTACCTTATTGTAGTCATATCTGGCTACTGCCTCTATGTTGGTATAATAATTTAGCATGTCATTTTCAACCCATGCTTCGGCATAGTGACTTGGATAATTCCTCGCCCTTTTGACATCGCGATATGCTCCTTCGACTTTCAATCTTAAAAGAGTTTCATTTACCTTGTCAGATTGAGAATCATCCGCATTTATCTCCACTTTTAAGTTTTCGAAAATCTCATCAAGCATCTCGTTCTTTGTCATGTTCCTAACCCCAACTTCTCAATAAGTTCATTTCTTATTTCAACAGCTTCTCTATCCTTAACATCGACATTATTCTGTCTTGCAACAGATTTAAGCTTCATATAAGGCATCTTCATGATGTCTTCAGCTGTGTATTCCTTAGCTTCTTCAACTTTCTTCTCTTTCTTAACGTTTGAGTTTGTCACACGCTTGATAAGTGGTACTCTCTGAAAGTTGTTTCCGCTAAGCAGATCCTTTATACGCGCATCTGAAACGGTATAGCCCTCGCGAGGGTAAATATCACCCTCGCGGTAAGCATACTCGTTATCCTGCGCATCAGTAAAATATCTAATTACTTCATACTGCATACGCCTTCCCCTTCTTTCTATCAAGCACTAGCTGAAACAGTTACATCGATGTAAATTGATGTGCTGCCAGCAGTGCATGTAATTCTAACAGGAGTATCTGTGCCACCAGAAGTTGTGCTATCGATACCTGTAATGATAATGTCATTATTCTGAAGTCCATCCTCAACCTTAAGTTTTGCCTCAGATGTATCAGAAGATGTAACAGTAAACTCTGTTCCGGAAGGTGCAACCTTAATATGGATAGTGTCTCTTCCGCCAACAGGAATTGTGTATGTTCCTACATGTGTTGTAGGATCAATTGTAACATCAGGAGTTGTGATTGTAGGTGCTACAGTAGCACCAATCTCACCAACAACAATACCATCGATTCTCTCAGCAAAGAGAACGATACCTGATACAACAACATCCTCAGCTGTCATTGTCTTGTAATCAGGAAGCTCATGGATTCCGATGTAGCCAAGCTCATCAGATGTGAACTCAAATACTTCGTCAAGATCAGCGCCGTTTACAGGAACAAAGTAAAGAACCAAGTTCTCCTTAGCTGTTCCGTAGATAGTTCCCTTCGGAATATTTGAGTTGAGAATAACTGTTCCAAGTCCAAGGAAGTTCTCAACATAAGACATTCCGAATACCTGCTGAACAGTAATCTGTGCAGAGCCAAGATAATCTGCAACATCAAGAGGGTTCATGAAGTATACAGCCTCAATCTCTGTATCCTCAAAGAGAACCTGTAACTGTCCCCAGATAGCTGCAAGTGTTGCCTGAAATGTTGTTCCGGATGCAAGTCCTGTACCCTGTGAAAGGAAGTTGAAGAAATACTTCTTGATACCCTTCTGAGCATCCTTGAGCATTTCATCAGTAGTCATTGTAACTGCCTGATTGTAACCTTTCTCGATGATAGCTTCAGCAGATGTAGCCTTTCTCCATTTCTTGAAAGGAATCTCACCGAAGTTAACAGGAACAGTCTTATAGTGGCTAAGAGGAATGATATCGCCCTCAGCAACAAGTCCATCCTGAAGAGTACCTGTTGCCTTATAAGCCTTAAGGTATGTACCTGCAACCTTTGCTTCTTTTCTGGTTACTCCAAGTGCCTCAACGAGCTTCTTAATACTGTCGGTGAAGCGATAAACGAACTCTAGCTCTCTTGCCTTAGCAAGGTCGGCTTTCTTAATAAGATTAGTTTCAGCTGCCATTTTTTCTTCTCCTTTATGCTTTTTTTGTAAACAAAGAAAGATGAGAAGCAATTGCCTGTGTACGTTCGTTTCTGTCCTGAATTGCTAAAATCTCTTCCTTTGTCATTGAAGAATCTTCATCATCGCCAACGTTTACGCGTGGACGTGATGCTTTCCATTCAGCTTCTTTTGCTTTGATAAGAGACTGTGTATGCTGTTTCTGAACATCAGCAAGTGCATCCATGTCACCCTCTATCTCAGCTTTTGCAGCCTTAGTAGCAAGATCATCAGACATGCCCTGAAGCCTATAGCGTTTAAGTGCTTCATTCTCTGCCTTGTACTGCTCAAGCTCTTTGATATGAGCTTCTTTTTCCTCTTTAGCCTGTGCATCCTGTTCTGCCTTAAGTTCATCCTCAGACATCTTTGCTCTTAGCTGTTTGGAAATTTCACCCGTCTTTTTAAGCGCTGCGTCCCTTTCTGCCTTTAGCTTTTTAGCTTCTGCCTTAGCTGCTGCTATCTCACTTAACGCATCCTCATAACTCTTGGATGGTTCGCCTTCATCAGGTTCAGATTTTCCTTCTCCGTCCGTCGATACAGAGCTTTCATCTGCCCCTTCAGCTGCATCCTCGGCAAAAAACTGCAAGTTAATAGGTAACAATTCGTTGGTTCTGACTTTGTTCTTCATATCTTCTGTGTTCTCCTTTTCGTGTTTTTTGTTGGGGTTTTCTCTAACCTCATGGCGTGTTTACTGTTCTCTCAGGTTCTTTTTATGACAATAAAAAACGCCCAGAATAAATCTGAGCGTAGATAAGGTGCATATCCTTTGACAGATACACACCCGGAGGTTTTGTAATGCGTTCTTCACCCTGGCAGATAAAGAAAAAGAGCGCATGATGTTTGACCACCATACGCCCTAGTAAGAGGAAATCGTTTTGCCTAGCAGACAAAAAAGACACCTATGCGATGAAACATAGATGTCCTAGAGGAGGAGCAAACCAATCATGGGGGGATAGTTTGGTTTGCAAACATTATGGAAAGATTTTGCTATTTGGTTAATTTATGTTATTATGTTATAGAAAGATGCTACCGATAGACGGTTAGCTCTGGTTTATAGTTGCAATCAAAAAAGATCGCTTCCTACTCGTCCAAAGTGTTCAGCGGTCTTTTTTGATGGAAAAATTTATCTCTTGAACTTTAAGATGACTGCGATAACGAAGATTATTGCCCCCATTATCACTAAGTCCATACTCAAAGTTATAAGCAATAGTCTTAGCATCAAAGCTCCATAGCAGATTTCCCATGAAACACCTCCTTTTAACAAGGGAGTTCTCAGGTTTTACCTGGCAAAGAGCCAACCGCCTACCGCTTTTGGTAGCATCCATGCTATTCTAGCATATTTAGAACCGAAGTCCAATGTTTTATGTTGCGTCATTCAGCACAATTCCTATATTCGTTGCACTGTTAATGGTCCATCTATTGATAGTCCTTTCACTTACTGATTCATCAAGTGCTGTGTAAGACGTTGCAAAAATCTTACATATTTCAACATCCTGCAAGTCAGTTACAACAACCTGCACATTAGGACTCTTTAAGGCAGCCAAAAAATCACTAAGTTTCATAGTGTCTCCTTTCTATTTCTTTGACAGATATTCATATAAGTCTTTTCTTGCTGATTTAAGTTCACCCTTGCTTCCATCATCCGACAAGGCAGCATCCATTAACGCAAGAAGCGCCTGCTGCGTCACCTTGTTTCCTTCATCAATCTTGTCAAAGTGTTCTTCGTCCTTATCAAGTCTCTGGTTCACTTCTAATCTCCATGTTTCAAGAGCCACTATCCTGCTCTCTAATTTTGCCTGTGGTTCTTTCGACCTTGCTTTAAGAAGGATTGCTTTCTCTATGATGTTTAATATCGTAAGGATAAGTCCTATAAGTACAACTAAAAAGCCCCAAATCTGTCCCGTTGTAAACATATTCTGCCCTCATTTATGATTCACTAGGTACGGTTGCCGGTCTAACCCAATATGTATACTCAAGCTGGTTTCCTTTGCCATCGATACCTCTAAGCATAATTGCTTTTACATCTGCGTTTTTCTTAGCAGAACCAAGCTTGCTATGATAGTTTGCTACTACATCGAGGTTTGTATCGTATTTGGCAATATTACCAACTTCACTGTCTGTTACCTTTACGTCGATAAGTCTTGGGCTAACCTCATACTCTACTTCAGTGGTGATTGTCTCCGTTTCGCCATTCTCAGTTTCAACTACTTCTTCAACTTCATGAGTCTTAAAATGGCTTCCGCTTTCTACAACCTCACCGATATTATTAAGCAAGAGAAGAAGTTTTACCTGAGTGTTTTCATCTTTCATTGCTGTTCCAAGCCTGTAATGCAATTCTCCACTTGCTTCTACCTCTGATGCATACTCTCTTAGTGCCTGAGTTTCATTATCCGCACTCCTTGTGATTTCAACAAGTCTAAACATAATACTTCTCCTTTCGTCTTCTCATAAATGTTTATAAAAAAATACACGCAAAATAAGCCATCCTCTCGGACAGCTTCTAAAAGCCTATATTTTAGTATTTTCAACTTATAAATCTATCAAATGCGGCTTTGACCGATTCTTCATTAACAGAAACATAAAGCATAGTCGTTTCAATCTTTGCATGACCGGCGTATTCCTTAATATCCTGAATACTTGCTCCACGCTTACTCATGTCTGTTAAGAGTGTTCTTCTAAACTTGTGAGGATGTGCCTTAATTCCACATCTTTCACCTATATCCTTTATCATTCGCTGAACAGCTCTTTCATCAATCCTCTTATGCGGTTTACGCAAAGAAACAAAAAGTGCTGGATCATTATCAGTTCTTGATTCCAAGTATCTTCTCAGAAAGTAGACACTTTCTTCTGAAAGATATACCTTTCTTTCTGCCTTGCCTTTTTGCCCGTAGATGATGATTTCAGCTTTATTTCCAATAAATTTGATATCGTCTATATTCAATGCTAAAATCTCACCCAGTCTAGCAGCTGTACTATAAAGTACTTCCATTATTGCTATGTCCCTTATATTTTTAGCAGCTCTTGTAAGCCTTAGCCTTTCCTCTGCTGTGTAGGGCTTTCTAAGCATTTTAGGAATCTTTATTCTTTGCAACTTTCTAGCCGGGTTCGCAGTTATGATTTCCTCATTCTGACACCATTGAAAAAACGCACAAAGCGTAAGCCTTATCGTCTCAGAATATCGTGTAGAAATCTTTCGCTGCTCAATGTATCTTGCCATAAACAATCTAAGATCATTAGCTGTTATATCCCTAATATCTTTTCCTATCTGAGAATACATAATCCTTACAATTCTCTGATAGTTCTTTAGCGTACCGTTAGAACAGTTTTCAAGCTTTTTACAGCCAAGATAATTATTTAATAGCATCTCCCAACTACTTAAGCTTGTACAAACCTCGTTCTTTTGTTCATATCGGTTGCTGAGATTTATAACCAATACATTCTTTAATTTCCTTATCTGCTCCGGAGTTAAATCATCCATCGCATTTACAATTTTGTTTATTACTTCTTCCACAAAATCACCTCCTGCCATTATATTGACAGGAGGTTTAATTTCTTTCAATAACAACTCAAATCATTTGAGTTCCTATTTTAGATTCTTTATGTATCTAAAAAACCAACAGCCTTTGCACGTAGCATCAGCGTTACTGTTTATACCTACTAATGGTATATCAGCAAATTAAAAGCAAGTTAGCTTTTCCCTAAAATAAGCGTTTTTTGCGTTTTAAAAGATAATATATTCTCTTACCAGCAAGTTAAGATCTTCGTAATATAGCAATTTAGCGAACCAATCTTACAAGCTCGATACAACGGGGTTCACAAGTTGGACAGACAGTTATTGGCACGAAATTCCTTGTGATGGTTACGTTACAATAACGTTTGATAATGCACAAGGTCGTTATGCTTGGTTGCAAATTGAAAATACAAATCGTGATGTATTGAATGTAAGTTCACCGCCAAATGCAGGCTTATATTCAACACCCTATTTAGCACTCTTTATCCGAAAGGGCTTAAAAGTTAAATTGGGCGGAACAACTGACCATAGAACAGCTTACTTCTATCCGCTTATGCCTATCTAAAGCTAAACAAATTCGTTTACTTATTAAATATTTTTGTTTATAGCAAATTTATCGTCGAAATTCGATTAAAGGAACTCTATTAATTTAGGATTCAAGCGGGAAAAACCATGCAACGCCTGCACTTGAACCATCGGCTCTGTAAAGCTTAAGTCCTTTTTTGACATATAAGGATGTTATTTGGAACGTTGTTCCGCCCGAAAAATGTCTACATCCACCGATTGAATAACCCGCTGAGTCATTGATATATACCAATATTGTCAAGTTAGGGTTGTTCTGATTATTTAGATATAAATATCCATCTGATTGCGCTGTATAAGCATTAGAGCTTGAATTATATGGTGTTATATCAACTTTATTGCCAGACACGGTGTGCGCAAAATTGCTAATTTCCGAACTAAGTTCTTTATTTTCCTCAGTAAGTTCATAATTCGTCTTGCTATAAGGAACATATGTATCATCCCTAACCGACGACGGTCTAAGCATAGGATATACTTTGATGTTACTTACTGTAGTTCCGCTATTTACCTTTATATAGCTCTCTATATAGGATGAACTGTTATTTAATTTCGTTCCGTCAATATATATTTCCTTTGAGAGCTGCGTTGTATATTTAAGCCATTCTCCAATATCCCAAGTTGTGCCTGTGTACTCAAGACCAAAGAAAACATCAACTCCTGTTCCTGTTGTTCCTGCGGAGATAATATAATTTCCACCCTTGGAGAATATATTGCTAAGCTTTCCTATCGTTCCAGGAATAATATGCAAAATAGAATCAGCCGTAGCTGTTCCGTTTACATTTACACTACCATCAGCTGCAACAGTATATGTGATACCATTTATTACCTGTGTTGTAGCACTGTTTGGCAGGATATTCTTTGAACCAAGGATATTATTTACATCAGAAAGCTCATTATGTACTAAATCAAACTGTGTCTTTATTCCATCACTTATGACAGGCTTTGTGCTTCCTGTGGTAGGTGCTGCATCCCATTTTGTAGAATCAGCTGCGTATGTTGACTGCTTATCAGCTAACTTTCCATCGATATAATCTTCTGCTGCATCGATGAAATCAGCTGGAACTGCAACCGGTTTTGCTTTGATGATGTAGTTGACACCTACTGATTTGACTTCGGTGGTAGCACCATATCTATAAGTGTTTGAGACTGTACCAGTTGGAGTAGAACCACTAGAAACAGGAACAACTTTATAGTTTCCCTCACCAGTTAAATAAGAAAAATTAGGTGTTTCTGAAAGCTCATGCGTATGGTCTTGTATTCTATCATCCAAGAACTCACCGACAGCAAGACCACCGCTCTTTACATGAGCGCCAACTGTCTGTCCTGTCTCTCCTGCACCCTTTGGTACGGACTCTCTTAGATCAGGAAGATTAAACGTTGTACTTCCATCACCTGTGCCAAATGCTGTTCCTATAGCTGCAAACAGCTCTGCATATCCTGTTCTACTTATAGCACTTCCATCACAAAGAAGGAAAGATGTAGGTATCACAGAACCACCAAAAGGTATAATCGAACCCACAGCTAAATCTGCATATAGAGTCGAACCCGCTATAAGTTTTAATCCATCTTGTGTATTTTCATATAATCCCACTGTTCTCTCCTTCCTAAACTCGTGGTCTCAATGTTTATAAAATGCATCAATCAAACAATAGTATTGACCATAAATACAAGCGATGCTCTCATTGAACTATTACTATAAGAATCGATAAAGTAAACATCAAGATTATCGGAATTTGATTGATTTCTCCTAAGCATTAACCTTGTGATGTTTGATGTACCATTACCTCCGAGGAAAATCGAGCTGTTAGCGCTTATTGCTCCAACATTGGTAATAGTGCATGCTAATGTGCCAGCAGGAACCGTCACGTTATCTTTAACTGATAAAACTAAGTTCATCACAACAAGATAACCGATTTTTAATGCTGCGCAACTTTGAGACGAAGCGGCATTAAAATATGTCGTATTTGGTTGGACGGTCATACTAACTTGAGTATTAAACTTTTTTTCAAAACTGCTAACTCGCAAAGTCAACGCTCGGTTAGTCGGTGCATATGGCACATATTTCTCATCTTTAATTGATAAAGGTCTACACATTGGATAAACGACTGTTGAAGTGATTGCTCCTGTAACATTTACTTCTATATGAAATCTCACTTGAGTGTTTGAAGAAATTGTAAAAACTTCAGTTCCATTCCAACTACGCGCTATAATTGTTCCAGAAGAAGCATCCGTTATAGCTATTCCAATCTGTGCATTTAACTCAGGTGTCTGTCCTGTTGTCACTTTATATGTTCCAGGAGTTAGTGTAGTTATTCCAAGAACATCACTAAAAGGACTTCCAGAATTGCTTCCACTTACGCTTATTACTCCGCTTGAAGCATCCACAGTAAATGTAATTCCGGATAAAACTTGCGAAACCATTGTTACAGGCAAAAGATTCTTCGCACCTAAGATATTATTCATATCTGCAATTTCATTATCGGTATCAGCGTGTGAAGCAACCTCATCATCAGTAAGTGCAACTTGCTTGTAGAGTGCTTTTTCTGAGCTACTTAATGTATCCCACTCATCTCTTGTTCCTGTGAATGTTCTCTGAGACACGTCAAGGCTTACATTATCACCGACCACATCAAAATCATCGCTATCAAACTCTGTTGAATTGGCGCTTACTAAAACCCATGCGATTGTGTAGTATGTCTTTTGAACATCTACTGTAACATCTTCAGATAACTCATATTCCTGATTTGTGCTGTCATATTCATACCAGCCCTCATCACTGGGATTTTCTGTTCCCACAGGAGTAACCTGAGTACTTACAAGCTGATAAATACCGCCCTTCTTATAATCGCCGTGTTCAGTTGTATTTAAAGCAAATCTGCCCACGTCTTGAACGGTGCTTCCAGGATCATCAACATACTCTTCTCTCAGCCTATCTGTTACATCTACTCCACCGTTTGCCGCGATACTTGTTCCATCACCGCTCTTAACTACGCCAACAGTATTGTTTGTAGCAACAGCTGCCGAGATAATATCTGTCTGACTGTCTTTGACAATAGTAGTACCATCAACCTGCACACTATCCTGAACGGTAATCTGCTGCCAAGAATATGTAGCGGGATCTCCACCATCAGAAACACATTCGTAAATATATCCGTGTGTGTATGTGGAATTAGTAACACCTGTATAAATAACTACAAGCCCCAGATAATCCTCTGAGGCTTGCGGCATTGTGGCTAATTCCATCTTGTTCTGTTTAGCTAAGTCTAGCGTAGAACGAACTGACTCAACATGTTGTTTAGTCTTTACGACCATTTCCTGTAAAGTTGTCTCATCAGCATATTTTAAGCTCATTTTTTATCTCCTTATGCCCAAAGCGCATCAACTTCGGCTGTCGTAATTGCAACCATGTCCGGGGCAAACTCTACTTCTTTCCAATACCATGTATCATTATCTTCATCGTAAGTGCATGTATAGAAAGCACCTTTTGTATATGCTTGACTTGATGTTCCTACGTACTGATAAACAACACCATCAAGAGTTGAATCCGCACTTGGCATTGTCGTAAACTGCATCTGGTCATTCTTATCATCAATAAGACCACTTATCACATAACCCTGATTAGCCGACAGGACTTTTGTTGCATCCTGTGAAATAAGCGAATCAACAATGCTTGATGTATTAATCTTAAGTGCAAGTGCTGTGTTAACTATTGCCATAAGAGCATCAAGAGCTGCTACATTAGGAATCTTGCTCTTATCAACCATATCGGTTGTATATATTGATGTTACGTCCGTGTTCTTATTGACATAATCATCAAAATCAGGCGTACTAAGAAGATATGTAAATTCAACTGGATCTACTGAAGGATCTCCTGTTACAAACCAAGATGTGCAATACGGATCAGAGCTTACTTTATAGTAGAATCTTGCTGTGGTATCCGTTGTTGTATGAACAACGCCGTTCTGATAGTAAACAACAATATATTCATCTGCTCCGGAATCATAACTACAAACAGGTTTTGCATCTACGATAAACGCATCGTCCTGAACTGCTCCTGCTATCTCCTGGTCCGTGTAATCTTTTGCTGAATTTAAAAGCGCTGTCAGTGCAGCACCGATATCATAAGGTTTGTATCCTAAGATTGCTGAGTCATACTGCAAAACGTTACCATTTGCTATCGCTGTATCGGTTACGTTTGCAAGTTCACCAATCTGTGTTTCATCCAGGATGGAATCCCTTACGTTAAACCGGATAACTGAACCATCGGCATATGTAAGAACTAAATTAGGTTCAACATATGTGATTGTGCTAAGCCCTTTTGCGTTAAGTGCATTTGCAGCCTCAACAAGGTCACTTACGCCAACAACTTCAAGAGTTGACATATCACCTATGTTATCCTCAACAGTATCTAATCTGCTTTCTAAAGCACTGTTGCTTGATACATCTACCTGCACCCAGACATAATCACCTGATTCAACGTCATATGCTGACTGATAGAAGTATCCCTTCTTAAGAGCCGCTGTTGTTGTTCCGATGTACTGAACAATCTTTCCAGCGTTCTCAACTGTTGCAGCAGGTAAAGTAGAAAACTGAACTTTCCCCTGTATTCCAAAGTCATCAAGTGACTTATTGCCGATAATCTCTATACTGTCAATCTGTGGAAGGTTTGAAAGCTGCTCATAATCTGAGTTACTTGGCTGAACATCAATCTGTCCCCATGTATAAACAACGCTTCCGCTCTCAACAGAAGGATTTGACCTGTAGAAGTATCCTCTCTTATATGTACCTGTGTCAGCTCCGATATACTGAATCACTGCCTGGGGATATTCTGATGCTGTCGGCATGGTTTCAAACTGTGTGGGATTTACTGCATCTGCATTAACCCACTTACTGTTTGTTGCATCCCATGAAAGAACCTGTCCGTCCACAAGCGTTCCAAGATCAACATCGTTAATATCTCCAAGAGAATCAATCTCTATTCCATCTTCATTTACCCACTTGGTCCCATCCCATTTAAGAATCTGACCTGTCGTAAGGCTTGTAAGCTGAACATCATCAAGGTCAGCTAAAGCTTCTGCTCCGCTGCCTTTTAAGTTGGGCGTGTCAAAAGAACCTTCCTTTGTGGTGATTGTAAGGATGTACTGCTCAGATGTGCTTGTCTTAACTACTATCTCAGGTGAAAAGCCATCATCGCCCTTTAAAGATGAAAGCCACTCTTCCTTAGTGCCAACATATCCTTCATCAACAGCAATCTCATAAGCAGATTCTCCGTCTTCTCCATCCGCTCCCGGCTCACCATCATCACCTTTAACAGTAGGTACTTCACCCGCATCAATAGATGTTCCGTCTGACATTGTGCAGATAAGATGCTTGCTTGAATCAACACTAACGTCAGTTATAGAAACACCATCTTCCGGTGTAGGAAATTCCATCTCAAGATGTGTTCCATCGTTAAGCTCTATATTTAAAGTCTGTCCATCTACAGACATACCACTAACGCCTGATACCGCCCCTTCAGCAATGCGTTTGGAAAGTACATACGAAATTATATCCATAGCTTTCCTCCTTAGATTTTCTTAAATGAAAAATCCGATTTCATCATGTAGACCTCAGAAGTATCTATCACGATGCAATCTGTTCCCTGTTTTAAGTTGTTTGATTTCGCATAGCTCGGAAGATTTGGAAGGTCATTTGCATCATCACATGCAAGATGTCCTACACCGTCTGCGGTATTCGCTGCAATACTCTTAATCATGACTTTTTCTCCTTTTTGACAACAAAAAAAGCCATGATCTACATCACAGCTTTCGTAATTTTTCCCTAATCAAGATAAGTAAGGGAACATCTACAATTAACTATCTCTTTCGCATCCGCTCCCAATGTTATATCGTGTGGCATCATCATCAAAGAACCACCTACAGCAAATGGCTGTTTTATCGGTATCGTAACACCTTCCATGTCCTGATGGGTTACACGTACCTTCTCATCAAGTTCTGTATGCCATTGTTTGTAGGTATATCCCTGTTCAATAGCTTTTTGCAGCTCTGAGTAATTGATAACACTATTTGCTTCATTACAAGCAATCTTTGTGGCTCTTTCAACAGAAGTAAAGTATTCATCACCTTGGTTTTCTGTTGTTACCTCTACAAGATTGTTTATAAAAAAAAGAACATAGGTATCAACGAAATCATCAGGCTCTACATTCTGAAAGATGACTTCTTTGTAAAGATTTCCCATCTCGCGCTTAGTATCTTCTCTTTGCACGTTCTCTGGATTCTCTTCACACCATATCAAAAACAGCAAGATAGCATCAAATATTTCTTCCGCTTCTTCAATACGCTCTCTTTTCTGTCTTGCGCTTATCTGCATGGTATCAAAGTAATGCTCCATGTAATCTTTGTAATCAAAAGATTCTTCTTCAAGCGTATTCTCACTGTTTAAGATATTAAGTTCATCAATCTTCATCCTCTTCGCCATTATCCATGCTCATTCCATCTATATTTGGGCTGTTTTCAATCTGGTAAATCGGATCGTCTGAACCAGGTGTCGCATTGTCTTCTTCACTTTTTTCAGACTGTTTTAGCTTTGTTTCCTGATATGCTTCTACTCCCTCTTTACTGCGCTCAATAACCTGCGCTGGATCAGGGAATAACGGAACAGCATCAAGCGTATCTTCCAAGCTAAATCCAATGTTAATCAGATTAGATATTGCCGTTGTCTTTACTGAAAGTTCATAATTCTTCTGTCTCTTTATACTTGGCTCAATATCAGATGGCTTTATTTTTCTGAGCGGGCTATCCAAAGGACATTCACTCTCTCTTATTGCAGCACAGATGACTTTTATCTCCTGTCTGATGCTCTTAGAGATAATCATCTCTTCTTTATTAGCCGCAATATCAGCTGCACTCCATCCTGTCGCATCGCTCATGGCTACGCCCGTGCTTCCTCCGGAATTATCATTCCTCTGAGGCACGTTACACTTTTGGAGTATCAAAGCTCTCTGAGTGATATAGTTGTTCAGCATTCCTGCATAATCGTAATTAACAGTAAGTGGCTGAACTTTTGGTATCTTGCCATCCCTTGATGTGAATGTCTGAAGCCATTCATTCGACTTTGGATGTTTTATCTTCTCAGTAATAGTTCCATCGTCATTAACGACCTGTACGGTTTCAAATTCACAATCATTTGCCCACCATACTACCTGTGTGTTCTGGTCCACGTCGTTTGAGAAGTCAGAAACAAGAAGATTAAGGTTGTTCATGGCAGGAATCTGTCTTTCAAAGCATCCCATCCTGTCATAACTTCTAAAATACTCAATAATCGGTATCGCATGAAGCGGATTTTCCTCGCCGCTCCTGTTTTCATGTTCCCAAATATCTCTTTCTTCTCCGGGATTCAGTATCATCCAATTTTTTATCTCAAACCTAAAATCTTTTGTAAAAGCCGTATAATGTATTACTTTATCTTCATCCCTTCGGAAGGTTACACCTACCATCGGTCTACGGTCATAGTAATATGATGAATAGATAACAAAAGAAGTCTTTGGATTTAAGACTGTCCTTGTATAATAGGAATCGCCTTCCTCATAATCGGTGTTTATATCTATAAATACATTTCCGATACCACAAATCTCAAAGTTTCTTGCAAGTTCCTGATTGCTTGAATCGGAATCCGTAAGGAAATACTGGTCATTCCACATCTGGATTGCTTCAATCATCCCATCTACAGGACCGCGCTTCTTAAAAGAAATGGGATTCCCATAGTTCAAAGCAACCTTAAACTCTACAATCTCATTTGCAATGTTATCAGTCACATCTATGTCAATGTCGCTTCGATACATCTTTACTCTCTGAAGCGGCTGAAATCCTTCTTCGAAATCAAACAATTCCTGTATCTTAGCGGCGTTTTCTCTATGCTCACCGATTGCTTTTTGAATAATCGATATTATGTTGTCAGCAGTAACGACCGGTACATCGGTCATTATCTTTTTTCTACCGCCCATATTTTCACCATATAAAAAAGCCCTACCCGAAGGTAAAGCTTGCTGTATTTTCTATGCCCTATAGGCTCTGTTTTCACTTAAACTATTTTACACTATCATTTTATATCCAAAGTTACCTAAAAAAGTCTACATTTTTAATATTTTTATAATCTTAGTGCAATTGAATAAAATGTTTAATCTGTTATACTTAAATTAGACCAAACAAAGAAGGATTTTACATGATAACAGTAGATATTGACATGTTCACACCCTGCCTAAAAGATTTATTGACAGGGGAATTAGTTGAAACAGAAGTTTTAAGGGTTAGTCGCAAAAGTTTCTTAAATAAATACAATAAGAAAAATGGTTGGTATACTAATTGGGCAAAATTAGCTGATGAATATGAAATTTTCGCTTTAGTAATTAAAGGGACCGTTGATATTCAAGGACTTGTTGCTGTTGGAGCCGATGATGAGTCTGGTGCACTATATGTTGCATGGATTGTAGCCGCTCCTCATAACAATCGAGAAATAGTCGAATCTCCTAAATATGGTGGAGTCGGCGGTCATCTTTTTGCTGTTGCAATCCAAAGATCAATCTATTACAACTTTGGTGGTGCTATATTTGGCATTGCTAATAGTAGACAACGTCTTGAACAGTATATTGAATATTTTGGAGCGGACCATATCGGTTTTCTTCACGAATTTCATTTTATGATTGCCGACAATGCAGCTATTAAGATTTTGGAGAAATATAATTATGAATGGTCAGATGATGAATTATAAAAAATACAATGAAATACTAAAAACCATGCCTCAGCCTATATCTTTGAGCCAAATTCCAAAGGTGAAGATAGATTATAAGGGACTTAAAGAATATGCCAAGGCAAAAGGTGTGGCTCCTGCTCATCTTAGCGATGCAGAAAAAAATAAATTTATAAAAAATGGAAAAACGATGGATTGGATACGTAAAAATGCCAAATATAATACGAATCCTACTAAAAAGATTAGCGTATCACCACCAAATTATGCTTAATTAAAAAAGGGCACTGCATTTGCAGATGCCCTTAATCTTTCTCCTGATCTAAAAGATAGAAAAAATACCTCTTATAAGAGAAAAATGTCGCTCTCTCGATAGGAATCTCATCATATGTTTTCATATATCTGTACGAAACCTCAAAACAGACATTCTTTATGATGTATCTCCATATCTCTCCACCGGTTTTTGCTGTGGCTTCTTTTGCACATTTCTCTATAAGTTCACAATTTCTCTTAAGTTTAAGCATTCTTATGGCATGTTTTGCTGTAGTATCAGAAGTCTGATGGTTAGTTGGCTTTGCCCCATCATATTGTATAGCTGAAAAATAGACATTGTTGCTCAGCTCATCTTTCCAGTCCTGATACTGAAGACAAAATGCACATAGTTCCCTATATCTGAATTTATTGATATTGTATTTGTCCAATTTTCTCTTATTCATAATCACACCCACATAGCCAAGATACAGAGTCCATAGATGAGAAGTAATGTGTTCGCAACTATCTTTCCTGTGTCATCACTTTTGGTCCCCACTGCTATAAGAAGTCCCATTATAGCAAGCGCAACTACGCTCACAGCTGTTTTGAATATAATTGCCATCAATCCTCCAATCTGGGAAGTTTATCAGCTTTTACAGCCTTATTCCTTCTCAACTCTTCCTTCAATCTCTCGCGCCTCTCCATCTTACGTTTTTGCTTTATTTCTTGATTCTCAAGATATCTCTTTATTGCTACACTATCTTTTATCCACCCAGTGTTCTCTTTCCAAACCTTCTTTCTTCCAGAGAAGAAATCTTCAGGCAATTCCCCATACCTTTCAGGATCATAATATTGGTTCACCCTCTTATAAAACGTAGGTCTTGATAATCCTGTAAGATATGCTGCTACATCTGGGTGCATCCTACCGCTTAGCATTAGGTCACAACATTCTTTAAATGTTTTTTCGTCAACCGTTTTTTCATTCAAACTCATATCGGTGAACTCATTATCCTTGCTTTTGTTGACCGCCTGTTATCCATCTTCATCGCAAGTGATGATATGGAATCCGGTGAATCATCAAACTGTCTTCCCTTTCCCTCAATACTGAATGTTGTCATCTCATCTAGTGCCTTGCGGTAGTCGGCATCTGCTTTGTAATAATCTATATCTTCTTCGTAAAAATCACGGCTTTTAGGCGATAAGAACAGGAAATTACGCTTTACAAAGTCTGAATATCCGCTTATCTTGTCATTTTTCGAAATCTTGTTAGGCGCGGAATAAAGCTCAATCTTACAATGGTTTATGCCCCTGTTCTTCATTTCTTCAGATACTTTCTCTGCATAGAGCTGTCCGCCTGAGTTCTTCTCTATAAAGAGCTTTGTTATATAGTACCTATCAATCGCATCTACAACCCTTGGCACTGTAAATCCGGGTGAACGACTGTCATGTATCCAACCAACGATATACTTCTTCTCTTCGCCAAAATCCTTGCATATCGGCATTGAAAGCCTGTCTCCGCCACCAAATGCAACGTCTATATGCGCGATAGTCGAACAGTTCCCAACAGGTAAGAAACCATCAAAGAACCTAAGCTCCTCGATAGGATACGTAAGACCTTCTCGAACAAAAGGCTGTTGTTGGAATTTAGCCATCCATTCAGCCTTATCAAGTCTGTCTCTCATATCCCTATAGTACTGAGTAGAGAATCCCTTGGTCGTATACTGGAAATTACTCTCATCATTCTCGTTAAGAGCAGGTATCTTTCTAAATAACGCCCTTGGGTTGCCATCATTAAGCTTTCTCTCACGCTCAAGCGGATCATTTACCGTCCATAAAGTACCAACAAGCATCTTCTTCGCACCGTCATTCATACGGTCAAGCATCTTGTTCTGGTATTCCTGGTACGTATTCTCTACTCGCGAAGGACTAAGTGAATGTTCTCTATCTCGGATAAGGTCATCCACGTATAAATAGCCATCAGACGATACATCGATAGCACCTGTCCATGTTCCGTCTACTCCTCGACAGGTAAATGTCGCAAATTCATCAGGTGAACCAAGGTTTAATGTAAATTCAGCTGGATCGGATGATTTTGCCTGCAATACAGCTCGATATGTCGGATTCCAAAGATGAAATACCTCATCATATCGATAATCCGGTGTCTCGATTATGTTATCAAGCCCTCTAAAGAATCTCTTTGCCAGCTGTCCTGAATGCCCGCCCATCGCGTTATGACTGTTTGGCTTCCTTACTCCTACCCACGAAAGGAAAAAGATACAAATCGATGACTTTCCCGTTCTCGATGGCAAGCTAAGCCCATATACATCAAGCTCATCATCCTCAAGGCGCTGCATATCATTCGCAACTACCTTAAGAGTGCACCTTCTTGGCAGATAAAACCTCTTTTCCTGCCTCCTGTCGCGTTCAATGTAGAGCATGTAGGATTCAAACCTTGAAAATGATTCTAGCCTGTAGACATCGTATCCGGAATTGATTATCGAGTACTCAATATCATGGGCTATCGCATATCTCTCAAGATCAAAGAATCCTGCTCCTGTTTTTGTTTTTACTATCTCGTTTATATAGTCTTTTGTAGCGGATGTGATGCCAAGACCGTATTTTTCATCCTTTTCAATAAAAAACGCGGTCTTAGCAGCTTCTATGCAGGCATTTACCAAAGATTCATCCGCTCCGTGCCTGTCATAATAGTTTTTATAACTTTCAAAAGCTCTAATAAGGTCATTAGATGCCATAATATCCTTTTCTAAACCACCCATTTTGTAAGAGAATGGTGTTCCTTGCACCGTCAAACTCTTTTAATCCTTAAATAGGATAAGCAGTATTAGTACTACTAAACATGCTATATAAAAGACCTTATCCATCATTTTTAAGCCACTCCATGAACTTTATGTAGCATTCATCACAAAGGTCATACGATATCGGAACATATCCCGGTTCAAACTTTACTATCTCGCACTCTCTTTTATCAGGATATTCAAAAAATTTCCCACATCTGTCGCATTTATTCGCTTTTGCCATTGTTTTTGCTCCTGTCAGACTCAATTTTAGCTAGTTCATGAAAAATGTAATTAGCCATTCTATCTGACATGGATAAATATTCATCTGGAATCACAACGCATTCCGCATTTAACCTTGTCAGTGCATGAAGAAACCAGTCAGCCTTATGTAGGTCCTCTTCGCCATTCTTAAATTTCCAGCGCCAAATGTATGTAAATGCGTTACAGATGCAAAAACTTACTACCGCATCATCCCCAAATACAATTCTCATAGCATCTATGCACTCAAGGCTTGTTTTGTCTTTGTAGTAATCAGGATTTATCTTGTCCATGTATTCACCTCATATCCATAATCACATCTGAGTTTCCAAGTATCGTCTGCGGCATCTTTCCATCCCAACCCTCAATGTATTTGTACTTTACAAGGTCAGGATACTTCGCAAGCTGTTCTCCAACCCTCTGCAAAATGGATGCTTCCTTCTCACCTTGGTAAAGTGCACTGTCAGAACTTATCTTTGCAACCTCTGCATCTGCTTTTGCTGCAAGAATCGATGCATCTGCATCAGCCTGGGCTTTTATTACCTGTCTTTCAGCCTGTGCCTGTGCTTCAAGTGTTGCCTGTGCCTGCTCTGTCTGCGCTTTTAACTTATTCTGCTCAGCAACCTGCTTTGCTTCGACCGCATTTGTGAAAGCATCAGTAAAATCAATGTTCTCAATAGATGTGGCTGTAATCTGGATGTTCTGCTTGCTTAAATCATCAACAAGTACCGCCTCAATCTCTTTTGAAAGCCCCGCTCTTGATGCAACCAGTGCCTCTGCTGTATACTTGGCAAACACTGACTTTACTGCCTCAAGTGCTTTTGGCATAACTATCTTGTCAAAGTACTCTTTTCCTATCGTTCTGTAGATTTCCTGCGCATTTGCCTTGTTTATCTGGTAATTTACAGTGTAGATAACGCTTACTTCCTGAATATCAGAGCTAAAACACTGCATTTCTATGGACTGTTTCTGTGTACGGTTGTCCATGTTAACTACTTTCTTCCAAGGTGCCATGAAATGTATGCCTGCATCCAAGGTTATGTTCTCAATCCGACCAAATGTTGTCACGATACCGGTTGAACCTGTCGGGACCGTCTTTATGAAGCCTAAAAGACATATAATAAGCCCTAAAAGCGAAAATACCTGTCTTTTCTTAAGCCCCCAAACAAAATCGTATTCACCAAATTCAATTCCCAGTACGATAAATGCCACAATAGTAACAATAATGCCAATAACAAATGCTATCATTCCTTAACCTCCGCCCAATCTGTGCCAAACCTGTCAATAATCAACTTAAAATCTTCTAGATCATGTGGATTAATGCCGAAAACTTCCGTTCCGTCATCCTTGTAGCTTATCTTTACATGCAAAAGCTCATGGAAAATAAGCATCTTCATCTGTTCCTCAGTCATTCCTTCACAGTTTGGCTCAAAAACCGTTATCGTGAAGTCACACGGTATCCCCCATTTGTACTTATCCGAGATTTTCTCACACTGTGCTTTCACAACCTTCCCACTTCCCGTCTTTTTATGCTCACTAGACAGGTAAATAATGGTCGCAGTACTGTTTCTTATGCTCTCAAGGGCTTCTTCTGTCTTAATCAGTTCAGCACCTATCTCAGCATAATGCTCATTGATGGTTCTTGTGTCCATGCATTCCCCTCCTCTATTTCATGCTATTTCCTATCAAGGTTGACAGGAATATTATTGCCTCATACCGTGTAAGCCCCATCTCTTCCTGTGCTAGACGAAGCTGCCTTGCAAACTCTCTATAACCTTTTCGCATCTGGTCCTCTTCCTGGTCAAAGAACTCATTCTTCACTGCCTGATTTAGTGCTTCTTTCTCTTTCTTTGTCATGCATCCACCTCACACGTTCTTTCTTTTTGATCTTCTCTACAATCTCTTGTGAAAGTCTTATAATTGAACTCTCTCCCGGTGTAAACCACCCATTCTCAGGACTTAAATATCCGTCTTGCTTTAGTTTCATCGAGTTATACGCGCTCTGACCTAATATACTGCGGAATAACTTGTCACTTTCTGATTTAGGTATGGATGCTTCAAACGAATCTGACACGAAATATCTCTCCGCTATCTCTTCCTCTTCATCTGAAAGCTCGATGTCAGTTACATGCCCCAGCTCCTCAAAATGCTCACCGTCCACCGAGTAAAACAATTTTCCCATTCTCATATACCTCTATGTCTTTCTTTTTCGCCAGGTCATGCACGTTCTCAACTACTTTGTTTAATGGCTTGTCCCTAAAGAAGTCCGCTGTCTCATTCTTTATACGTATCGTCCTTGTCTGTGTCTTACTACTGCTCATCCCCGCTTTAACTCCCTTACAAGCCCATCTATTAATGTCTGTGGTTCGATATTCATCCTTTCACAGAGGTCTACCAGCTCTTTCGTATCAACAAACTCTCTTCTCTGCTTCGGAATATCCGCTTCATCAACCAGCTTTCTTATCGCTCCTGAGAAAGTCACATCCTCCCTGTCCATGTATGCTTCCATCTTTCGCCATGTTTCCTGTGTAATCCTCGCGGTCTTTATCATGGAATCTTTAGTAGGCATCCTCAGCACCCCCAATCATCACTCTTCATTCTCTTTGAGTTGAATTTCTTCGGCAGCATCTCTATCTGTTCCCTTACTCCATTTAGAATCGTATCTTCAAAATTCTTTATAAACCGTTCAGGATACTCCCCTTCTCTTAATCTCTCCATCTGTTTCTCAAGTTTTATGCCTAATGGAGTGTCAATTTCCTCGAAAAGCCCATAACCATGAGGGGTAACCCCTTTTTCTTCGTCTGTTTCATATTTCTCAACCATGTCTTCTATCAGCTTTGCAATGGTGATTCCTTTTCTTTCCGCTATTTCTCCGAGTTTCACCGCTATATCATCCCTTACCCTTGCACTTATTACTGATGTGTTTTTGCTTGGCATATCTCCTCCTTAAAATTGGGGTAACCCCTCATGGTTGAGCCATTTGTATTACCCACTTTTGGATTTTGAGTGACTGAGGGGCTAAGCCTACCCCTGGGGGGCGTCCGGTATGCAACCCCTACCCCCTATTGATTGAACATTAGTTCAGATTTTCGTAAAATTATGATTTTGCGCAATAGTAAACATATGTACTCATACTGTGAAACCTAGTAACCATGCACTTTTCAAAGCTTTTCTTCATTCTGGTAGCTGTCAGATTTTGTTTCTTCGTCAATATTCAACGTTGGAAGTGTGTCCGCAGATTTAATTCTATCGACTGTATGTACGACTTGAGTCGTTCTTGTGTAGTCATAATCATGATTCAGTAAAATTGCCATTGCTGTTACGTTGGATCGCCCACTTGCTAAAGCAGTGCGCATGCTAGATTCTTGCATGGTGTGCGCCTTTTTCAACATGTCAGAGTATTTGTTACTTAATTCGTATATCGTCTCGCGCGTTATCCCTAGGAACATAGCACAATCGTAAATAAAAAACTGCTTCCGATATAGTCTGCAAAAATGTTCGTATACTTCCATCGCTAGTATTAGAAGTTCCTCGCGATACGCTCCCCCCCTGCGGTGACTTTCAACTAAATATTTATTTTGCTTAAAGTAGTATCTCCCTATATCATCAGAACACGCTTGCCATGTTTCAAGGTTACAATAAATCATGCCTTTTCTTGCGTTCTTGTCCTCGCTTCGCGTCAAATAATCATTTATAAATTCTTCTATGTCTGCCGTGAATCTTCTATATATAGAATCTTTTATTTCGTCGGTCAAATAATCCGATTCGAGTAATGTTCTTAAATCATCCGCGCCGGTTGCGCGTCCGTCCTTGAATCCTTCTATAGTATTAGTAATCATTCTATCAATGTTCATTCTTTTACCTCTAAACACCCGTTAAATATAGTGTACACACCTTTTATAAATATATCTACTCTGTTTTATCTTGATCAAGCTATCAATATATCTCATTTCCTTGTTTTATCTAACTTTGCAGCATTCAAAAAATTTTTTTAAAAATTCCACAAAATAATAAATAATTACTTGCCTAATTATTTAATGTATAATATACTATACATGTTAATAGATTATTTTTTGAGAGGTTAAAAACATGAATATTACAGTTAATTTGAACAATGAAAAGAATGGAATCGAGTTAATTTTTGAGGCTAAGCCGAGCGCCGACACACTCGCAGCAGTTAAGGCGCAGGGGTTCAGGTGGCACAATGCTAAAAAATTCTGGTATGCAAAACAGACCGCAGACCGTCTAACCTTTGCGCGTTCACTTGGCGACCTTGCACCCGCTCCCGTTGTGGCTCCTGCTGCCGATTGTATTAACATGGATGGCGTTGGACATAAAGAGTTAATTTGCTGCGGCTCAGACCTTGCCAAAGTAATCCGTGAAGAGTTGAAGCGCCGAGGCGTTAAGGGTGTAACTGTCCGCAGTGGGCGCAGCGGATATACTACCGGCATTACTTTAACCATTAAAGCATCTTCACCCGACTTTGTAAGCATCGAGGAAGCGAAAAAACGCTTCAACATGTCCGCCTTTACTCTTGAGGTAGACCGTGACGCATATATTGGGGATCGTTGGCTGTATATGTCAGAATGGGAACACATGACACCCGAAGAACAAGAAAACGCATATAATAGCTATTTAATGTATAACATTAAGAAGCTTTCAAGTCTAAATATTGCTCATAATTATAAAGGTAGAAAATACTATTGGGAGCTTACAACGGCATTTTATGAACGTGTATGTAAAATTTTTGAAATAGCTAATCAGTGGAACTATAACAACAGCGACATAATGACGGACTATTTTGATGTTGGCTATTATCTCGACATAGAATTGAAGAAGCCAGCCGACTTTGAACCCCGCGAGAAAATGACCGAGACAGAGCGCACCGCATACGATGCAGAGATAGCCGAGGAAATCAGACAGCAAGAAGAAGCATTGAAGGCATACAGAGAAGAACAGGAACGCGCCCGCATAGAATCTGAAAAACACGAAAAATGGATCAGAGAGTCGGAACAGCTTATTTACAACGATGCAATTATTGAAGATTTGCCCGAACTTGACCGCATTTATATTACTTCGCTTGTTGGCGGTTGTGGCAAAGAATGCAACATGGAAGAACTCAACGAGTCAATTAAAGAATGTCCACATTACAATGACGCTTTAATAACTCGCGCTGTGCGCTTCACAAGTCCGGAAGCATATGAAAGATTTACTTCTATGTTTCTATGTGATTTTGAATTTTTAGCCCGTCAGGGCGGCACAGCTTCCGAGGATGTCAGACTTGAAGAAATCAAAGAGCTGTATCAACTCAATACTGAACAGCGCGAGAGCGTCAAATTTTACTGTAATAAATGTGTAGCCATTTATCTAAATGACAAATTACAGTTAATCATTGATCCTCAAGGCTATGACTATGCACGTTATGTTTATATTCTCTCAGACACTTCCGAGATATTGACAGCTTCGAAGGAACTCAAGGCACAGGCTCAAGAGTCTAAGACAAAGGAGCCTTTTTACTTCCCCGCTCCACTCTCTGAACAGATTGAATCTATCGCAATCGGTGATGAGGTGACAATATATCAATGTGATGGGTGGATTCTCAATAATATCTATGGCGGTTCTGGTGTTGTCATTGGCATTAAGCCCGGCACATATGCACAGTATAGCGGCTATTATATTGAGCTTATGAACGGGCGTAAGTGTTCCACCGCATTTATTAGAGACTCGAAAGAGTGTTTGATATATCAAGGTGTTAAGCCCCTGCTGCCTGAGTCGGTAACTCATGCGCTCATTGATGCGCCTATGAGTGAATCATATAATTATGATGTTCTTTTTCCCAACGTCCTTAAATACTACAAGGATCAAGGCGAAAATCCAATTGTTGATACATATCAACGCTAATATATATACTAGCTCCCTTCGGGGGCTAGTTGATTGAGGTATAGACATGAACAGACAAAGGTATAACACACTTCTATCACTTGTTAGATGCTTCTTCACGGTCAATGATACATTGAAATACGAACTTGATCAGGTATCAATTGAGGAACACGGGAAGAGTTTGGATGCTTTACTTAAAATATGGGCGAAACAAAACTCCGACATTGACCAGAATTCTTACATTGAGCTTGTTGATTATCTCAAAACATTGACAAGCGAACCGAATTGCATCAGCGACATGGAAGAAATGTATAATTTTATCTATTCAATTAATTGTTAACTTGCTGCCGAAAAGCTGATATAATTAGTTGAATAACTAAATTTTAAAGAAGGTGACTGAATGACTAGAAAAGAACGTTTTCGCGCAGTGCTAAAAAAGCATGGCTATTCAAGTTTAGCAAACTTCTGCGCCAAACATGGATTGAATCAAGGCAATTTTAACAAGCGTGTGAAAGAGGAAGCAATCAGGGTTGACCTTGATAACCTCTTTCTTCTCGCTGATCTACTGCATGAACCTATTGAAACCATGCTTGAGATTTTCTATCCAGAAGATATGAAGCTTAACCGTCAATCGGTTGAAGAAGGGAAGAAACAATGATTTTATACAAGAACGTTGACCTGATTGATTTAATTTCAATCATGGAAAAAGGCATTTTGCCACTCGATGAATGTAAGAATAATAATTGGGAAGAAGGGAAAAGGGCTGATAACAGAACAGATGTAGTTTACCTCTTTTCCCCCACTGTCCCGGAAGTAAAGAATAGCTTTATCAACTATGGTTTAGCGCTTCTCAAGGTTGATATTGAGTCTGCGACTGAAAATGAGTTGACTTCTTGTGACGTTAACGCGGGTAAGTACACAGAATATATCACGGATAAGGTATCACCAGAACAGATTAAGGCTATCTACCTTCCTGAATTCTTGAAGGAAAGGATAATTGACCTTGATAATGAAGATAAGCTGCTGCCTGACTATCCTATCACATGGTGCAATATGGACTTCTCAGAATGGGACCGACCTTTTACGCCAGAAAGATTAAAGATATTCGCTGATACTGCTAACTTGTCAACGTCACAGTTCAATTACTTTCGTGGTGTTGATGAAAGAAGACACATGATTGATATTGATAAAGATCACATAGTTTACGAAATTTAATGGAGGAAAAAACATGGAAAACAAAATAAGCATCACTCTTACTAATGAGGATATGGACATTTTAAAAGAGCTTCTTACAGCTTCCACAAGCTATTCAAATAATACACCAGTCTCAAATTCAGACGTAATAAGCGGTCTTTTGAGATTTTATCGGAAGGCTAGATTAGTTAGCTACCACAATGAGTACAGAACAGACATTGCAAGCTATATAGGAAATCAAGTTCAGGATAGATAAAGAGAAGGTTAAAAGCATGGCATTCAGAGGTTTAAATCTAAACAAAAGCTATACACATCATAGCTTTTCAGGTAAATCACAGGACATTGAGAACATCAACAGGATATTCGAGCAGTACGGACTTAAGGTCAATGACGTTAAGGAAAGTGCACAGGTGGTTAGATACATCATCAATCTGCCACTTGATGTCACACTTAACGGGAAGATACTCCGGGCAAAGAAGGCTATTGAGTCCACACTAGCTGCTGCCCTGCGTTCAGATAACGTATCGTACTACCAGACTGCGGATACAATCGTTATTGAGCGCCAGGGAACATTCAACGTGATACCGTTCGGTAAACTCTATACCGAAAAATTTCATGATTGTACAACCATGACTTCTGTGGTCCTTGGTCAGGATCTTGACGGTAAACTTATCTTCACGGACATTGCCAAGGCTCCGCATATCCTTATTGCTGGTACAACCGGAAGTGGTAAATCAGAAACTATCCATTCTATTATTGCTTCTCTTCTTATGCACAATACATTCAGCACTACCAAGAATACTGATAGTGTAATCAGCACGATTATTGACGTTATTGACATGAAGGGATCTGAATTCATTGATTATAAGGACACTTACATCAACGTGATAAGTAATGAGTATGACGCGTTCTCTTATCTGGAAAGATTGTGCAGGTGTATGGAAGGCAGATACAAGCTATTTGCAGAGCAGGGATGCAGCGACATTGATAGCTACATTGAGAAGGGAAATAAATTGTCAAGGAAAGTGTGTATAATTGACGAATTTGCGGACCTGATCTTAAAGAATCGTGACGTTGAAGAATACATTGTAAGACTAGCTCAAAAGTCTAGGGCTTGTGGCATACATCTAATCATTGGTACACAGTCACCAAGGGCAGATGTTGTCACCGGACTTATCAAGGCTAACATTCCCTTCCGTATCGCCCTTAACACATCAAGCGCTATTGAGTCTCGCATTATTCTGGATGAAGGTGGAGCAGAGAAGCTATATGGTAAGGGTGACATGCTTATCAAAAAAGGTGGTAACAAGCCTATACGTGCACAGGGATGTTTCGTCTGTGATTCTGACAAGGCAGGTATAACCAGTATAATATCAGGACTTATTCATAAATCAATCAATGTGGAATAAAAAAGAACGTGTGGCATATCAAGCTGCACGTTCTTTTGGCATATAAATCAACGTTATTCCGTACCCCCCCCGATTAATTTTTGGCATTTATTAAATCCTGCCTCAAACCCTTTTCGGTAGTACTCCATTGCTATCTTCGACTCTAAATCTGTAATCATGTCGGATAATGCTATCAACTCTCTCTTATCGTCTATTTGTGTTCCGCACTCAATTTCTTTCATCATCATGTCATTAATCATTTCCTCCGTCAGTACTACCTGCTTCATGTAATCCCCTCCTCCTTCATGCATGTGTTTGTGTGACTGGACTAGATATATGATTTTCTCTCTTCGTTATAGCACATCTTGTATGCGCTTTAATGTTCTACCCTTATTGAGCGGTGTAATATTTATTATACAATAATTGAGACATTTTGTACAATGATTTATACATTTTGATAGAAATTGCTCCCTTGTTTAAAGGGAGAATGTCATTAAGATAAAGAGCAATAAAAAAACCGCCTAACCAAGTTTAGCGGTTTTTTTATTCTGCTATACAAACAAGGGCATTCCTGCCACTTCTTTCTAATGATTATAGCATATCGTTATTCTTTTGCAAGTCATCTTAATCCCTGAAGTATTGACCGTGATTCCCTCATAGCCGAATCAGAAGCTTTAGCATATATATTGGTTGTCTGTATGCTCTTGTGATTCATTTTCTTTTTAAGAAGAAGAATGTCTTTATCACTTGCAGCATAGAAACTCATAGCAAAACTCGATCTTAATTTGTGTGGTGATATTATCTTTGTTTTGTCCGGAAGGCATACAGATACATATTTCTTTACAAGGATCTCAACCGCACGTACTCCCAATCTATTGCCGGTAGAAGTAGTGAAAGCGGGAAATTTTAAATTCTTTTCTGATAATCCATATTTAGTCTTTTGAGCGTCAAAGTATTTTTTAAGATAATCTCTGCACTCATCGGAATAATATACTATCTGAGTATCGCCACCTTTCCTTGTAACAACAACGCTGCACTCTTCAAGATTATAATCAATAATATCCGTATCAAGCATCTCGGAAACACGAAGGCCGGTATCCAGAAGTAATATAAACATGGCCGAATCTCTATCAGCATAGATATAATGGACCTTTGCAATTGAGTCCCGAAGCTTAGTTCCATGCCTTACAGTATTGAGAAGTATCCGTTGTTCATCGTTAGTTAAATAAACAACCTCTTTACTTGGAACCTTTATTGTCTTAGTAGCTGCAATTGGATTGCGAGACATTTTACCCGTAGCTACAAAAAATCCGTACATACTTGATAATGAGGCACGTTTCCTTTTTACGGTTGATTCCTTGTGATTTCCTGAAAGTGTTGTTAGAAATCTGTTTATATCAAGGATCTCTATATTAGAAACATCCTTTATTGACAGTTCCCTGATACTCTTTTCGCAATTGTCATTAAGATAATTAGCAATAAATTCAAGATAAATCTTTATGTCCCGGCAATATTCAAGTTTAGTCGCATAGTTCTCAACCCGGCCAAAGTTATAAATAAAATCTGAAACAAAATCAGGCATTTCATTTAAAAGCTTATTGATCTTATCAGTGTATTGACTCTTATTCTCAGACATCTTTTACCCCGCTGTTATAATTCTTCATAAAGTTTTCTATTGCTTTTCTAAAGACAGCATTAGGGGTTGTTCCTGAGTCCTTGCAGGCCGTTTTAAACTCTTCTGCCTCTGTTATCTTCATCTTGCAACCAAGCACTGTATAATGAGCCAGATTGTATTTATTATCAGCTCGTCTTTTTGCTTCACTTCTTGGCATATTATCACTTCCTAACTTGAAAAATTATCGCTACGTGGTACAATATATTAAACAAGTGGTAGCAGTACCCTTGAAGTTAAGCAATAAAAATCGCTCGAAACTTACGCAGGGTTAGGAGCGATTTTTATTTTTCTTATTCTCTATAATTTTGAGAACAAGCCCGATTATATTAATCAAACAGTTTATTATTGCAATAATTACTGTGATATAATTCATCGGCTTCGTTCCTCCCTATCAATTACTATCAAGGGAACCGCTACCACCTGAAATAATAGTAGCATATTTTACACAGTTAAACATTGCATATTTTGAACACTATCTTGCTGATTATGCAGTAATTGATTGAAGAACTTCTTCGTATGTTTTACCGCTTTTTGCTATTGCATTCATGATCTCATCTGCTTGTATCAATTTCTTTTTATCCATAAGCTTCTTTAATTCCTTGGATGCCCTTTCATATGCAACCTTACTTTCTTCTGCTCTCTTTCTTACTTTTTCAATTCTCTGATCTAACTCATTTGTTTTCACTTCTTTTTCCTCCAGGGTAATTTTTTATATCTGCAAGTGTTTCACTGTATTTATTATTTTTCCTATCTTTTATAATATCTTCAAGTAATAAGAGTGTACGCCGCTGCTGTATGGTTATTTTTAGTGTTAAATAAGATAAAATCATAACATTTATACTGAGCATACATAAAACTATTCTAGTTACTCCTGGACTCATTTTGCTTCCCTCTTTCTACCGCTTATGAACATCTTTAGCTTTGCAACCTTATATCTGTGCCGCTTTGCCTCTTTACTCAATTACATGCTTCACTTTGCTATTGACCTTTTGCTAACAATATATCAACACTTTGCATCTTGATAAATTTAAAGAAGCTTGCTTTAATGAGTTTGGTGTATGGTTTATCAAGCTTCTAAAAATATTATCAACCCAAATAACGATCTGGCTTTGCATCAAAAACATACATACATTTGCTTTGCATTAAAACTATAACCATACTTGCTTTGCACTTATTTAGAAGAAATAATTGATTTCTCTTGTCATGAGAACGTAGGCTTTACATCTGAATTATTTGCATGTACTGCTTTGCATCAATGTAAACTAATTTCCTTCCAATATCGTAAACGCTTTTCATCCATGCAAATTTAGATACCTTTAGAAGTTTAAATAGCTTCTTATAAGACACTGCCAGCTTTGCATCTATGTAATATTTCATATCTTTAAACCGTGATGCAATGTGGCCCGCTTTGCATCTACATAGAAAAGCATACTTCTAAAAGAGTTCTGGTGGCAAAGATGAACACACTTGAGCTTTGCACCTAAGCAAAATTGCATACTTCTAAAAAATTTTGCAAAAGGTCAGCTGTCACCATTGGAGCTTTACACCTATGCCAAATTACATACTTCTAAAAGATCAGTTCTAAAACTTCATTTCTTGATATGCTTTACACCTATGCCAAATTACATACTTCTAAAAGGTCAAATTATTTAAGATGCAAGGGATTACTCCCGGCTGAAAACTTATAATAAGATATACTTATATGTTCCATTCCTACTTCATCGTGTATGCTTTCAACGGTGGTGCTGTCTACTAACAAGTTCAAGTACACTCCGTAGGCGTAAATTCCCGGACCAGCTTCCGGTACAATATTTTTATTCTGCAATAATATTTTCTCCATAAGATTTAAGGTTAAGTGCAGCTTGCTTATGAACATCAATTACATTTCCACATTCACACTTATATGTCTTTTGATAAGGCTTTAAATTCTTCTTTATCCTTCCACAAAGGCTACATTTCTTTGATGATGGATAACCCTTATCTGCTCTGATAAATGTAATTCCTTTGAAATTGCTCTTATATTCAAGCTGTCTTGAAAATTCATAAAGCGACTGTTCTTGAAATGCTTTTGAAAGATATTTATTTTTCATCATACTTTGAATATTAAGATCATCAATGCAGATATATTTTGGATTCTTTTCTACTATCTCTTTTGATGTATGATGCAGATAGTTTTTTCTAATATTACTCAACCTGTGGTGCATCTTTAATAACTTTTTCTCATCTTTTATTATATTTTTTGTCTTTACAAATTCATCCCCCTTTTTGTTCATCTCATATTTCCTGGATATACTTCGTTGCAATCTTCGTTTTCTCTTCTCTAAATCTTTGATTGCCTTAGTCTTATTGATGTTAGGATAAATGCTATCATCAGAACAAACAGCAAGGTTTTTTATTCCTAGATCAACACCTAATCCCTCCTCAGATAATTTAACATCATTTTCCGGATAGTCTATTCCTACACTAATCCACCAATTTATGCCATCAAAAGTTATCCTTGGATTGCTATGTTTTACATCTATTGGTATCTTGCCATGTTCGGCAAGCCTTACCCAGTTTAGTTTTTTTCTATTTCTTTTAAGGCTTTTAGATAAACTGCTAAGTCTAACATGTGTAGAAGTAAACTCTATAGCCTGATCTGTTTGTGCAAAACTAGGGGCCGATCTATTCTTTGACTTAAATTTTGGATGCCTGGCTCTTTTTTTAAAGAAATTATTATAAGCCTCACAAGCATCTTTAATCGCGGCCTGACAAGTACAAGCAGATATATCATTAAGCCATGCATACTCATCTGTTTTCTTAATCTCGGTAAGCTCTTTTGCAAGTTCATAATAAGAAATAAACTTTCCGCCTGCTTCATAATTCTCTTCTTCTTTTGCAAGCGCCCAGTTATAAAGAAATCTTGCTGCTCCCGCGTGTTGATGAAGCCTTGTTTTTTGAAAATTATTAGGAAGTAGCATTACTTTAATTGACTTAATCATTATTAACTCCCATTATCGCTAAGATTAAATCTGCTTTCTGTTTCTTAGTCCATTTATCAGCACTTCTTGCCGCTAATCTCTGGGCCTTATAAAAATCTTTCTCAGGATCTTCTACATCTTTATTTATTCCAAGTAAAAAGTTTGCATCTATATTGAGCGCAGTAGCAATTTGGGCCAAGATTTTACCATTTGGAATGCGCTCACCGTTAATATACCTAGATAATGATGTATACGTAATGCCTGCTTTATCTGCAAGGTCCCTCTGGTTCATTCTATTATGGATTAACAAATACTTGATACGTTGTCCTATTTGATTATTTGGAGTATTTTCTAATGATTTCAATGACTTTATCCTTCATATTTTTACAGGAAACACCTGTTACATCCATTATGCTGCCGCTATAAATGGTATCAGGAAGTTCCTCTATTTCTTTTATCATCTGTTCTATATTTGGTTTTACATCAGGCTTAGGTTTATCATCTTTTTCTTTTAATAGCTTTTTGATTATATCCCCAGCTTCATTACTTAAAAAGCCATTGCTCTGAATATAATCCTGAAGATATAATGCAGCTACTTCTTTTGTATTTACTCTTACTATTTCAACAAGAATTGTTTCATTAAGATTCAGCATCCAGAAATCCTTTCTCGTATGCTTGTTTTAAAAATTCAAAATATTCATTTAATTCAATATCACAGCCTCTTATTAGTTTTATAGTTATCGCTATATTAAGTGCAACAAGTTCATCGCTGCGGCCACAAAATCCACCTACCGGATTAAGCTCTTTTGTCATCTCTGCAAATATTATTGAATTATCTGTACTATTGATATAATCAACTAATCTTTTTTCCATCTTTCTCCAATCTATAAGCCTAGATCCTTAAATAAATCATTAAACTTTTTAATTGAATCTATGTCCGACTTATCTGGATCAATTATTTTCTCTTCAAACTTATCAATTAAAGAAATGATTTCTTTCATAAGATCGAAATATGTATCTATATATTTTTCGCCAAGATCCTTAGCTATTTTTTTAATTCTATCCCTAATAATTATTGCGGTTAAGAAATCTAATTCAATGGATCTACCTTCTGTATGAGCTTCTACTACTCCTTGTGTATCAATTTTATATTCTATTAACCCAGGCGTTATTTTTCTAAGTTTATCAAAAAAAGCTGCAAGTGCTATTTTTTTAAAAAGCTCGTCAAGTTCGCTCATGTTCTGCCCCCTCTATTTCTGCGATTTTCTCTATCAATGCTTCATCTGCACGTAAAAGTGCCTGTGTTAATTTAGGTTCCATTGTCCTAGCAAAGAAAATTCTCATGTTCTGAAGATACTCTCTTGCTTCTTTATACCCCATCTCGTCGCTCATTCTTTACTCTCCCTAAGATGATTTTGCCTACAACTCTTTCAACATTTCCAAAAGTCACCCAAGTATGGCAATCATGATTTTCTCCGCTCATAAATAAATCCTCCCTAAGTCCACGTTCTCCATCTGTCATTTTTCCCTATACAATTTTCATTTATTTATAAATAAAATTCCTTTATCAGTTCTTTTTTTATCCCCGTGTATTTAGAAATAGAATCAATAGTAAGTCCTTTCGCACTCATTATAGATATTATTCTTTTTCTTTCGGTTTCATATCCATTTTTAAACCTTAAATCAGACAAAACCTTAATCGCTTGTCTAAATTGTGCTTCATAATCATCGACTTTAAATTTAATACCTTCTTTTTTTACATCTTCTTCTAAATCTGGCAGGTATTTTTCTTTTATTTCATCCATAGAAAATCCAAAGAATAAAAGAAAAGCTACTAGCTTTGAATAATAGAAATTATTCATCTCTTCATCATAATTACCCAATAAGCTTTTTTCAGCCTCACTCCTGTAATCGTATAATAAATCTCTAGTCTTATATAGTTTTTCCATCTAAAAGTCTCCCAAGAATGATAGTTCCAACCAATTTTTCTACATCGCCATATGTTACCCATGTGTGTCCGTCCCAATTAATTCCGCTCATATATAAATTTCCCATAAGTTCATGTTCTTCATCTGTCATATAATTAAATGCTTCACGATATTCCTTTGCGCTCATATCAGTTTATCCTCTCCAATACCCCATTATAGTTATATAGTTGTATTGAACCGGATTCGGAATAATCCGGCTTGGTTACATTTATCGTATAAGCCATTGAACAATAACTATCTATCAATCTTCTTTCGTAAACCCAATCTTCCATATAATTTGATACAGAAAGCGCATTGTATATCTCGAATCCATATAATTTACTATGTACCACATGATATGCAAGACATCCGTAGTCAGCTTCCCATCGTCTTATATCTTTAAGGATATTCTTGGGGACTGCAATGATCTTTCCATAATCTGAACATTTAATCTCGCTGCTCTTTTCAAATGTATCAATGACATCCGGAAGAATGTTTAGCTTATTCATTCGGTAAAGAGCCTCTTGTTTCTGTTCTTCCTTTGAACATATATCCTCTTCGTCTAATAGAAACATATGTATCCCTCTTTTCAGAATTAGCCGTTGTTTAATCTTGAAAAATCACCATCAATAGGTCTCCATAGATGCAGGGCTTCCGTCATATTGACATACTCACTCTTTTTAGGATGTATCTGCACGACCTTTTCCTCTTCATCCCAAAAAATATCTTTAATAAAACACATCTCATTCCACTTAGGAAGGCGGTCAACAAACATCTCTATGCTCACATGTTCCATCCCATGTTCATTTCTTCCTACTACAACACTGGCTTTCTGTCCTTTTGGGAAAGTTATCATCCCTGCCTTTAATCCTCTATGTAAAAGAGCTGGATCGTCATCCCACAAAACTTTATCAAGATATTCTTTTTCATCTCTCATTTTGTATTCCCTTTTTTCTTTTTCTTATCGTTTAATAGGCTTCTTCTATTTTTGATGCATTCCCCATACACAGGTGTCCATTCAACAATGACAAGTTCATTTGCTAAGCTGCATATAAAATCACCTTCGCAGATATAAAGACAATTTGGACAGGTATCATCACAGATTCTTGCCATCATTTATCCCTCTCTAATGTTTTCCATAAGCATAAGTATTTTTTGGCTTTCCTCAGCGCTTATTTCATGCCCATTTAATTTCTGAGCTAAAAGTGCAAGTTCTTTTGGATTTAATTTAAGATCACCCCTGTTTATTGCTTTCTGATATTCTCTTGGATGAATGCCAAATGGCATTTCAAACTTCTTATCAAAAACCCATAAATGGTATACATCCGCAGAATCAACTAAATTCTTCTGCTTTGGATATACTTCGATTGCAACTCTATCCTCTCCGAAAAGTTCATTTTTAATCATCATCTTTTCGCTCCAGCCGATAGGTCGCATCCCTCCTGTTGCAAGAATAGGATCACCCTCTTTATGAGTCTTTGTAATAGTCACATGCTCAACATTTCCATATTGCTTTGTATATATCATTCTTGAACAAACTGAATATCCTCTATCAACATCCTCCCAACATCTGTCCATTTCTTTATTCCATTGCCCGGTATAAATTCCAAATTCCTCATGCATTGTTCTTGGTGTGATTGCTTTGATAAATGCCATTTCCTTTTCCTCTTAATCAATTATGTCTATAATATCTTCCATCTGGAATGGTCTGTCAGGATCATTCCATTTCTTTTCCCATTCCGCTTCCGAATATTGAAACGCAAAGCGTATGCCGTACTTATCTACCATTTTTTCTCTGGCTTCTCCATAAGAGCCTTTTATCTTGACACACTTTCCTTCATGTTCTTGACCGTCTCCAAAAGTTATTATCCACCATTCACCTTTTTCTTCTTTCTTATAAGGTTCTGGTTCATTCTCAAAATATGGGATACCATAACCATTTCCATGATTGATATGTTTATGAATGCTTTCGATATTATCATGCAGCATTATATAAATTGCTCTTTCTGTATCCTTGCGACAGCAATCATTCCAGAGTAAATAGAGTTTTTCGTTAATTATTCCATTGTCAAACATTCGTTTAAATCCTGATAAAGCTTTTTGAGCGTCATTATCTAATGCATCAAAAAAGAAAGATAAAGCACCGATATTTCCACCACAATATTCTTTTGCCATCATAACAAGAAGTCCATCCATGCCTTACTCCCCTTTTGTTATCTGTATCTTTGCTTTGCCGATATTATCAAGCTCAACAATAAAGGTGTCATTATCGATCTGAAGTTCATATCCGTCATCGTGTAACATTGTGAAAATTGAATCTTTAAGATGTTGAATCCTGCTCTCTATAAATTCGTCTTCAACATATAGACCAAAGCCATAATATTCATCTATAGCTTTTATAAGTTTATCTCCGTACCATCCGTACTCCGTCTTTTCAAGTCCATTCTCAAGGACTATGCACCATGACTTAAGAACATCATACATAAGACTTGAAGAGATGCCTCGCATGTTTGTCGCTTTTTCGATAGCAAAACTAAGGTCAGCTTTGAGCTGAGCGATTATATTTTCTTCTGTCCACTCTATAGGTATATATTCTTCTTCCCCTTTATATCCATAGCCAAACTTTCCCCACTCGGTTGTTGGCAGGAAATCTACAAATCTTTTTGTGAATCTACGGTCCCCAATATAATCATCAAACTCAATCTCACTGATATGTTCTTTTACGTATTCAAGGCTTAGCATTTTGTTCCTCCTCTGATTGCTTTTCCAATTGCTCTTGTGCTAATTCAAAAGCCAACATATAAAGTTCTAATATATCTGTCTCTTCTCTGCCAATTTCGTCAATCCACTCATCGCAGTCATCGTCAATCTCCATTAATATGTCAAAAGCTTTTGAACCCAATCCAGTTCTCCAATCAAAATCCTTAAGTATCTCATCTATTTTTTCTTCTTTAAGTTCTTCTTCTGTTTCAAAATCGGATTTAGGAACAAAATCATAATCCTCAAAGCGTTTATTCAAATCCTCTTTAGCTTTTTCATAATCGTATTCATAAAAAGGTCTGCTATGACAATTAACCTTTGCCATAAAATAATCTGTGTTATGTACAAAATCATCATAAAAATCTATGTATCGCATATTGCAATAGTTGGATGCTATAAGTTCACCTAAATCACCGGAGATATGTACTTTGAAATAATCTTCTTCGAAAATAAATCTGATTCTGTACCAGATAGATTCTGGGTTTGCAAAATCCAAAATCTTGATGTTGCCATAATCTGTAAATGTAGCTACGTGATTTTTAAAGAGTTCCTTTTGTTTCTCAATATCCATCATCTTTCCTCAAGTCTTTCTGATATTGCAGCAATAACATCATCTGCCGTCATGTGTCCTATAACATCATCATCTAATCCCATAATCTCAAGAAGTCCCTCATTCTTTCCGTCCAAAAACCTTATCCCCCCATATGTTCCATATCCATTTATAACTGAAATCTTTCTATCTTTTATTTCGAACCACGTTCGACAAATCCAAAAATCATCTATCGAGCCTTTGGAAAAATCCTCTGACATATCTTCCCAATCAATATTGTTTTCATCAAGCCAATCACGCAATTTCTGCATCTCTTCGCAAACTTCCATGATTCTCTCCTGTAAAATATATTTATTAAAGTGTGTATAATATATTTGTCATAAAGTATATTATACACACTTCTGTTTAATTTACTATACAATTTTTAATTAACATTTTATTTTTTTGAAATTTAATACGATTTGTATCAATGACTGTCAGAAATAAGTTGGATATCACATGTTTCATTTAAAAGTTTGACTAAATCTTCTGTCGTATAACCTTTCTCGGCATACTTATTTATCTTCTTATCAACTCTTTCTAGAAGCGAACTAATCTGGTCGTGTTGTTCATCTTCGCGCCAATGATAATCTTCTTTCATGGTAAGAGCAAGTATTGAGTAAAAGTGAAGAAAATTCTCATCAACTGCTTTCTGGTATTCCTTATAAGCGCTTCTATCAACTCTGTTCTGAACGTGGCTATAGATTGTATTGACTCTCTTTAATGACTTTTCAAGTCTCCTTCGCTGACTTCTATTTGTTGTCTTAGAATTAATCATTGCAGCTACCTGATCTACAGTATCCATGTTAAGGTCTTTTGCAAGATTTGCTCTCTCAAAGATATTCAAATCGTTATAATTTGTCATTATTCACATTCCTTTATGATATTATTTTCCTTTGTCTTATCTAGGATTTCTTTAGCTACATAATTCATTTCTTCTAGTATTGATTTAACACCGGCTTTAAAACCTACCAGGTATCCAAGAAAATAAACAATCATCAATCCTGCGATATCAAATACAATTCTCATCATCCTTTCCCTCCATAAGTGAACCGCAATGTGGACAATACTTTGGTTTATCATGCCTTGCATCACGCCCTATCGGATAGCCATTTTTATCAAGTTTATTCGTCTCGCAATGACAATGTGAACATTCTAAATATCCATGCCGTTTCTCTGTCCACCTTGCAATAGTTATGGCTTTGACATCATTCATTTTTTCACCAAAACTTTTCCCTATCTCATTAAGTTGAGCTATCGCGATATCCCTCTCAAATAATATCTGGTCTACGTACTCCTTTGTAAAAGTCATAAGTACTTCCCCTCCATCTTTGCCCCGCAGTTTGGACAATACGCATATTTGTCATGGTCGAATACTTCATTCCACGCGCCTGTTTCAGGATCTATATGTGTTCCATTACATGCTGAACATTTATATTTACCATCTGTCTTAGCCTTCTCCCAATATGCATACTTTGCTGGGACCGCAGATTTAACTTTGTGTTTTATACTTTTACAGATTGGAACAAGTTTTATCCCTTTATCCTGTGTCCCATCTTTATCATCTAATAATCTGCATACCTTTTCTTCCCTGCTCATTGCCGCTGAAAAGATTTTATATTCCTTTTCATTAAGTATCGCCATGTCTACTCCCTTGCTACATAAAATTTGCATTGTTTATACTTTTTTGTGATTGCCCTACCACCTTCTGCACTACACCAACATACTGCGTTAGGCTTGTTAGCAATGATTGGCGGTTTATCTTTCCCATGATTGCAATTATATTTACACGTTTTACATATCTCTTTCATTTTTCGTCTTTCTCACAATATAAGTCTTTACGCTTTTATTACTAAGCGGTTCCCCCGTTGTAACCTTCACTTTTACATCAAAATATTTATATACGAATTTAGGAATATATGGTGCTAGACAATTAGGAACTCTAATAGACCAATCAATTGTAATTTTCATCCATTATCACCTTTTCTTTCTTCGTTCATTTTCCTTTAACTCTTTTTTGTATCGTCTCGAATACTTCTCAAGAATTTCATACAAGGCTATTTCATTAATCTGGTTCTGACCTAAAGGATCTACAACGTACCAGTTCTCGCCAAGAAGATATTTTATTGCAAACGCTCTAAACTCTGCATCTGTTATACCAACACCAAATATATTGCCTTTATCTTCACGATTGTCGTACTTTTCTTTCATGTAATCAGTTAACGTCATCTTTTTACCTCTCTAGTCATTACATTAAAAAGCTCTTGGTAGGTCCGTTTTGTCATATAAATCACACCATCATCCATCATCATAACTTCTCCATGTGGCATCATATTGAGTTCATAAAAGCCATATCTTTTAAGCCACTTCTTGTTAATGCGTTTTTTTCGGTGTTTTCTTCTTTGCCATTGTTTTGTGGCTATGTATATTGGATGCCCTAGATACCATTCCATTCTTTACCTCTTCTTTACAACATCTCCATTAGTTGCATTATCTGGAATCACAATGCCATTACAGATAACTCCTGCCAAATCGTATAAGTTATATTTCCCAACACCAAAGCACCCATCTTTCAGCTCTTGCTGTATTTCTTCAGGGATATCAATTATAATTTTCATCTATATTCTCCACCTTGTATATGCTGACGATTAACCCTATCTACTCTATTAGGATTGACGTATATTCCATTTATCTTAACAAGCCTCATCCTTTATTCTCCTTTAAAAGGTGTAGGTAATGGCATCCAAGCTGTTATCTTTTCCCATTTTTGACTATTCCCACTCCAAAAAGCTGTAGTAACATATCCTTGTTTAAGAGAAACTAAATACCCACCATGCTCTTCGGGCAATCTCTCACTAACAGGAATCCATCTTGGCTCTTGTTCCAACTCTTCCAACAAGTTAGCCGTATCTTTGCACAAATCAGATACAATGATATGTCCTGTTGATGTTCTGTCATTATCGTGTTCTTTTGCACATTTTCTTAAAGCATTTATATATTTTTGATATTCTGCCATTTACTTATCCTCGTACTTGTCGATAATCTGCAATATTCCGTATAACGTCATACCTTTTTCGTGGTTATTAACTCCGTGTACTATCGGATATGCGTTTTGTTCAATCTCGGCTATTATCTTGTCAAAATAAGGCTTTACTATTTCTTGTTCGGATGTTGTAGAAACATTATCTAATAATTCATATGCTTCTTTCATGTCACATTGACACTCAAATATATCGCCAACAAACATCATTACTTCTGATTTCTCTATCAATTCACGCTTTGCCATCTATAATCCTCACTATTTCTTCGCATCTACTTTCGTTTTTTCCTTCTCTTGCTATCTGCTCTATCTTTTGATACTTACGCAAGGTATCTATTGCAAAATCTACTGCCTCTTCTCTTTTACTAGGAAAATATTGTGTTGGATGCGTCCATATTTCAATACATTCATCAATCGTCATTGCCATCAATCCCACCCCTTTATCTTCTTGATTATCTTCTTAACACAATGCGGCAACGCACATTTCCATATAGGCACGTCAAACTCATAGTTGAAGCAACAGCCGCAGTCCTCGCACTCTCCTTCATATGAGTGGCTATCCCAACCCATAGGGCAATCTTCGCAACATCTATCTATACCGTAGTGTTTCTTTTGCTTGCCGTTTTTTACTTCATTCCAACTGAACAACTCTAAAACACCGATTTTCATTCTTCCTGCTCTCCTTTATATGGTGCGTTCCATTTTAGCAGAACATCGTTTGGTTCTTCATATGTATCAACCCATATCTGTTCACATTTCCCACATTTACATTGCACTATATCCAGCCGCAATGGATATCCCATGTCATCAAATTGAATCACATTGCTCCTTTTAACGATCTGTTTAAAATTATGTCTATGAAAAATGCTCATTCTGAATCTCCTTATTTTGTATCAGTCCACTTTGGTCCATCTTCTCTCCCTTCATGCTCCTCTATGTGTCTGTCGATAATATTTAGTACCTGTTTCTTTAACTGATTTATTACGTCTTGTATCAATTTCTCTATCCCTTTTTCTGAAGTATCTGTAATAGCATACATCGCACATAAGCTTCCATATTCCGCCATTTCATCCCTTATCTTTTTAATCGCGGCAATCTTATCATGTTCGCATACGTATTCTGATATGCAGCAAGGTCTAGGATCAAATTCCAGCTCATCATTTATATGACACGCCTTCATATCATGTATCGCTATGTCAAATGCAGTCTTGTATTTTTCGTGAAATAACGGATTGTCAATAAGTCCACTTAATACAAATATTGCTTCTTTTCTTGTCATTCCATCGCCTCCGTTATTATTTTTGCCACCTCATCAAGTGTGCCATGTACAAGAAACCCATATTCTGCACCACTACAGTATATTCTTGTTCCGTAACTGTTATCTCCAATATGCTCAAGACATAGCCTGTATACTTTATCAGGATTAATGTACATTCCATCTATTTTAACTAAACTCATTCTTCCACCTCATCCCACTTCAAAGCCTGCCCACAGTTCGGACAATATGGTAATCCCCATATAGTATCGCTTTCTTCATAACAAAAATCACAGTTTGGACATCTTGCCATATCGTATACCATTTCACCATCAGCATATCCATCGCCTTCATATATTACTTCTCTTGGCGATTTAAGCTTTTCAATCTGCTCTAATAAAATTTCATTCTCAGATGCAAGATCAAGATTACAAGTCTCTATAGCATATGTCTCTTCGAGAGTTTTTATAGCTACATCAAGTGTTTCTCTTTCTTTAGCATTAAATCTTTCAAAAGCCTGTTCCCCAAAAACCATTGTTTTAAGATTTTCAATAAGCTCATTCCTATTCATCTGTGGCGTTAGCCTTGTTTCCTTCATCTATAACCTCCCCTATTAACTGCAATGCTATATCTTCTCCTATGAGTCCATCACGATAATTTACAATTACTTTTTCAATAGTTGCCATGTCTTTTAATGTTTGTATTGCTATGCCAAGTGCTTGATGTTGCATCATAGGATTTGTCCAACAAGTAAGTTGTCTCCGGGCTTCATCCTTTGTCATTACTTTATCCACATCTTTGCTCCGCAACTCGGACAAAATCTATAACTCACATAATCTGAAAAGACATTACACCCGCATATTGAACATTTCCAATTTGCGTTAAAGCCACTATCAACAATATATCTTTCCCATCGCCCGATCTTTTGCTTTGGCTGAATTGCTGAAATTGCATCAAATAATTCACAGTAATCTCCATAATCTAATCTACCGCTTGTGTTGATTGCATCTAATATCCGCAATGCTTCATCCACATCCTCGCAAGGTTCTTGTTCTAATTCTTGGATTGCAATATCAAGAGCTTCACCTAATGCACTGCTTTCGCAATAATCCATAATGTCGAAACGATTTTCAATTATTTTTTTTGCTTCTTCTCTTGTCATTCCTTATCCTCGCTTTCTGCCTTGTCAGCAATTACCGCAAGGCTTTTGGATATATCTGCAAGCATAGTAGCAATCGTGCCAAGCTGAAATGTCATCATTTCCTCATACGTTCCTGTTGGCTTACATTCTGCTTTTTCCACCATTACCCCAATTGCCATTTTATTTTCTTCAACTCTCGTCATTTCTTATCCTCACTTTCTGCCTTGTCTTTTAGCATTTTCAAAAATGTTTCTGTGCCATCTTCATCCACTTCACCACACATAAAATCATCAAATACTGACATTACATCATCAATGGATAAATAACCTTTTCTTAGCTCTTGCTTCATTTCCTCAATAGTATCTCTAATGACTTTGCTCCATCTGTGGCAACAATGCTTTTCTTGGTCGTGCTCTCTACAATCTGTACACCACTTAAAGTCTTGAGGCTCTTGTGGTGTTACTGAGGGCAATGTTTTAATTCTTCTTGCAAATATCTTTATAAGTTCCGATGGCTCATATTCCCTGTTTTCAAACATTCCTGTCAGACACATAAGCGCATCTTCTCTTGATATACAATCAACTCCTAAATCATTCTTAGTAGTTGGCTCTTGCTCTAATTCCTCTATGATTGAATGTATTGCACAGCTCTTGGAATCATCTGCGAAAGTTGATTCTAAAGAACTAACATATATGTCTTTTTCAATACATTTTAGCCATTCTAATCGTTCTTCTTTTGTCATTCCTCCACCTCGCTTATCATGTCCTGACATATGTTGTAAGCTTCACCAAAACTCATCGTATATTCAGGATCATTTTTAATATTAGGTATATAGGTTGAACTGCATAATCTTTGGCTCCATATTTATCAAAAGCATATAACATAGCTTTAATTGCAGTTTTTTGGTCTTTATTCATTTTTATCCTCCTTTAGTTTGTCTATTTCCATCTTTGCGCCACAGTTTTCGCAAAAATTCATATTGCTTTCTTTATAAAACTTTTGAATATCCTGCTTATCTAATTGGTCTGTCGTATAGTTATAGGCATATTCTTCAACCCTTGCATACCCACAAACAGAGCAACATACATCAATACACTTATCCCTTTGCTTAAGCATCCAATGACCAGTCTGTTTTTCGTAACTAGCTTCTATATGATTCATATGTCATTCCCCCTCTAAAACGTCTTTAATTAATTGCATGACATCATATAACATCACTAATTCCTGCCCATCATCACTTTCATAATTAGCCATTTGAGGAAGTTTTTCTAGAAAAACATCCCAAGCTTTAGTACATCTAGCCGCAATATCAATTGCATCATCTATATTTTCTTGTGATTTTCCAAAAAAAGCTGTATTAAGAATTATTTCTGCCGCTTCTTCTCGCGTCATTTTTCTACCTCCAAATCCTTCATAGCCTGAGAAATTTTTGGAAATTGCACTGCTATCCACTCAACCAATACTTCATCTTCTGTATATTCAGTTAATCCACTCTCAACAAAGAATGCATGGATAATTTCATGCCTAAGCGTCTTTCTATTGAATGCTTCAATATTGTCAAAGACATCTATGCCTGGTTTAAGTTCTGTATGTATAATCTGCCTTGTATATGGTTCGCATAATCCATTTGCATCTTTTAGTTTTGGGTTCTCTTTTTCCGTCTGTTTAATTACTTCATATTGTGTGCCAAGTATATTTATTTTCCGCATATCTCTCCTTTACAATGAAAACAAAGATATATTTTGTTATAGTTTTTCTTCTTCGCCTTCATACTTCATTTATCTTCCATTAAATCCTGATAATAATAATGCTCTAGCCCTTCTCTTACAGCATCAAGCGGAACTAAATATTGACCTCCATCATCAATAACCGTATTCTCTATAAAATAATCATTTATATCTTCTGGAAAATCTTTTATGGCATTCCCTTCCCATTGCTCAGTTGTCTTGTAAGGTTTAATGAAGAAATAAACTCTTGCAATATTCCGCCAAGTCCCCTTTTTCCATATAATTAATTCTTTATGATTATGCCTTGCAATTTCCTGAGTTTTTAAAATCAAAGTTTCAAGTGTAAAATCTTCTATTCTATCTATTCCATAGACATTTCTAACATAATCAAGTCTTTTCCATCTTTTATGTCCAAGCTCACCATATGTTATTACTAGCCCTTTCTTAGCCATCTTAATTGCTAAATCAAATAGGTCATATGCGCTTCCATATGGATCAAGATCAACAATATCGTATTTATTTCCTCTTAAATATTCTTGACAGACAAATTTTAATGCGTCCATATGATAATCGGATTCTATTTTCGTATTTTTATCATTATCAACACATTTACATTTATTCCGCCAATATTGCTTTACACCACAATAAACATCTAATACACAACTTGGTTTTATCTTTTCATAAAACTCATCATTCATTTGATATTTTTGTAATAAATGTTCTGCATTATAGGTATCATTTTTCTTTGTAAGTCTCTTTAACTTTATTGATACACTTGTCACGTCTCTATCGATACTTTGTGCAATATCCGATATGGTAAATCCGTCCTGTTTAAGCTTTAAACACCATTCAATTTCTTGTTCCGTCCACTCTCTAGGTACATTCTTTGTTATACCCCCCACTTTTTATCTTGCCCTTTAAATTTTTCTGGCATTTTTGGACAACTTGTATCTATAAAACTAAGTTGTTCATAATCATTCATCTTTCTTCTTCCCCCTCATAATCAATGCAGTAGTCGTCATACATACACTCACATTGATAGCAATCAGATTCTTCGTTGTCGCAGTAAAACTCTCCAAAAGGAACTTCTGATTTACTAAACTTGCATGTACCACATACCTTTCGCTTTTCCGCCTTCATGATTCTCCCTTTCATAAAAAAATCGTTTTTCTTCCAGATAAACGTCAATTTACAACCATAAGGTGTCACGCTTGAACATTTATCCAATAAAGCAATTTAATTTTAGAATTCGCTGTTCCATTCGAGAAAAATCACGCTAATTTTTATTTCTCTCAGCAAATGCTTTCCTTTGATTTTCAGATAAGCTCTTTTTCTTGCTCCTTAGAGAAACAAATCTCTTATCCATAAGCCGGTATGTTTTCCCGCATACTTCACCGTTTATGGTATTTTCACGGATCAGCTGGTAATAATCAGGAGATTTTCTGCAAAGTCTATCAAGTTTTGTCATTGAAGTGCGGTCTGTTGTGTAGATAGTTGCATATCCTTCAGTTCTCATGAAATGGATAGTTGTCTCCTGCTCGTTTAAAGAAACATTAAACATTAAGATTCTCCTTTCCTGCTATGAATACTTAACCCTTTCCAATTTCTCTACCTCCCCCATAATAATTTCATAATTGACTATCCCGATATCTTTCTTTATTGCGTTTATAGCCTTCTTTACATCAACCCATCTGACATATTGCGTCTGAGCGTTGTATCGTTCCTTGGCTTTGTCTTTGTTTTTCTGGTAATACTTTTGCTGATATGCTGTCCTGTCTTTCTGCTTACGCTCTTTCTTTGGTGCCTTCGTATCTTTTACGCAGTATTCAAGCGTACATGAGTAACATCTTGGATAAATACACTTAGCCATCGCTCCTCCTACAAAAGCCTATAATTGTATTCCTCGCCTATGATTTCTATCTGATAATCCTTTGTCATCTCAAGAACCCTTGACATAACGCCTTCGTCAAAATCAAGCAGCTCATCCTTGGTCCTTTCTGTGCTTACGATTATCGGCAACATGTTTAGATACCGGTAATTTATAATCTCAAACAGGATATTCACATCCGCCTCTGTATTCTTTCCTTTAAGCAGGTCATCAATCATAAGCGCCGGGCAAGTCTTAAATCTATTCAGCGCGTTTTGGTAATTGATCTCATCCTTTATCGTTTGCTTTATCTTGGTTATCTCATCCCTGTAGGGCATGTATATCACGCCGACCTTGTGATAATCCATGAGATTGTTACAGATAGCCATTGATAAGTGTGTCTTGCCACTTCCGACCTGTCCCATAAATATGATTGAGTTATGATTCGTCTTACTTATCTCAGGGTAGTTCTTGCAGTATTCAATTGCTTTCTTCCTGGCGTTCCTTAGAACTTCTTTTTCCCTGTCATTAAAGTTCTTAAACCCCTTTTTGTGAAATTCTTCTGAAATACCACTAGCATCAAGTCTGCTCTTGGCTTTCATTACTTCCTGACACTCACAAGGTTTAGCAAAATCAATCCCATCTTTCTTGTAGAGTATCCAGCCTCTTCCTCCACACTTTTCACATCCCATTAGTAAAAGTCCCCCACATCTACATCCCCGATTTCCTTCGTTCTCTCTTCCATGTGCTTGTTCATTCGTTCAAGAGCATCAGCATATTTTGATTTAGGTGGTTCAACATATTCATTTAAGTAACTATCAAAGTGCGATGCCGCAAAAAGAGTTTCTGGTTTAAGGTATCTATTCATCTTATCGTCCTTAAGCCATTGATCCGTCTTAACATCGATTACCTTCTTAAAATCATCAATGCTATAGTTTTCCTCACATCTAGCATGAATTAATCTCTGATACTTCTTAGTTGTATATCTATAATCTTTATTAGTTTTTATATTTAAGTAATTAATAATCTCTTTATAAACATCTAAATAATACATATTACATATAGAGCAAAATTCGTTATTAGTAACGTCTGTCGTTACGTCATTCGTTACGTTACTCTCTTTTAGTTCAAGCTTTTTCTTGTCTCTATACCGCTGTTGACGTATTTTATTGAGTGTTTTTATATGTTCAAGTTCAGAAATATTTTGATATTTTGACCAATTTGACACCATATAAATGTTGTCAACTATCTCAATCATGCGTAAGTTTTCAAACGTTTCTAATGCTCTTTGTATGATTCCAACATCCATACGGAAATATTTCGCCATCATTTCTTCTGTGTATGGAATATCTTTATTAACCATCAAAAATCCACTTTCATTACAAGTTCCTGCTAAACAAAGAAGTTTTAGCCAAACAAGCTCAATAGTATGTCCATCAGGAAGGCTTTCGATAGCGCACATTTTTTCGTTATTGAAAATATCTGTAGAAATCGAAATCCACTTTACATCACCCATATCATTCCCCCGTTATAAGTTTTATTGCGATAATTAAAAGCGCTAAAAATGCAATGACAACTAAAGGAAGAAGTATTTTCTGTTTCCAATTAAATTCATGAAAAAGCATCGTCAATGCCTGCATTATTATCCAATTCATTAAAAGCCATCCAATCTCAAATTTTTCGAACATTGTCTTCCCCCTCATTAAGATCAATAGTGAACGCATTGTCTTTTACATAAATCCGTCCGTCTATATCAGTAAAAATGGGTTCATTACATCCATACTCAATGATTTCATATCCATCTTTCACGATATTCTCATGAGTATCTGAAATGTATGCTATAAGTTCATTAGTCTGGTTATCGACAATACATCTATTCATTCCATATCTCCTTCTTTTAGATATCTAATGATTGCCCTGTATTTATGACATAGCCTTTCTTACCACAGGTACATTCAATGTCTTTAAGCAAAAGAGTTGTTGGATAAACGCCTATCCATCTGTGCTTGCATTTAAGACACATAAGCTCTGCCACTTCGTATTCAACAAATGTTCTATGCCTGAAGCTGATTATTTTTCCCATTGTCCAACTGCCCGTCTAATATATCCAAAGCCATCTTTAACCCGTATCTTATCTTGCTGTCATAAGGTCTACTGTTCATTTCTTCGACAATAGATTGTCTAGCGTTGTAATATCTTCCCCTAAACGCAGAAAGACGCTTGTTTGATTCAAATAACCTGTCATTACATTTTTGAGCATCCATATTTTCCCCTCCTAAAAGTCTTTCTTGCTCATTCCAAGTGTATTTAGATAATCTTCCGTCCAACTAGGAGAAAGTGTTATCTCTTCTCCCTCAAAAATTGTCCCATACTCGCATTCACCGTCTGTTTGGTCATATAGCCACTCCTTAATGCAAGCATCGTTGTCACACCTACAAAAAGTATGTCCTTTGTAGCGAATGTATAATCCGGTTATTTCTTTCTGACAGTTCTCGCAAATCATGTACTCCCTTTCTCTGATTCTTCTCTGAAATACTTAATGTACTCATCGTAAGGAAGTGTTATGTAAAAATTGTGATGAACAAGCTCTACTTGATACTTATCCATGTTGATATATGCTTTATATTTCTGCTGTGGAGTGAGTGACACCATGCATTTCGTATCCTTACAATGAAAATTTATAATAGTATTTCTTTTAGGTTTTACAATCATTTTTATTTGTTTCCTTTTTTTGGTCACAGAGATTTTGTGGCACTCTTTCACACGGAAGTACATTCAGTCTGCATATAGGGATTCCCCACATATCTACCATCCAAGGACATTCTTGTTTAATATCAGCCATATTCGTACCTCCTTAATAGTGCGCACAGGATTTGAACCTGTATTTCTTGTTACCAAGCGCTCTGAACCGGCTTAAGCTAACGCACTACCATGCGATTAAATGGGGTTCACCTCTCGGTGATGCTGTGGGTAGAGATTTGCACTCTACAATGTGGTTCGTTTATGAATAGCTTCTACTACTCGTCAATAGTACGCTTTTCGACCACAGACTTATGTTGTCCGCGTTTACCTATTCCTGCCACCACAGCACTAAGAAAGAAGATTTGCCTATGACCGCCATTTCTGGCGATTCTGCGGGTAAGGATTTGCACCTTACATGAATTTTCTTTAGGTCGTGTGGACTTCAAATTCTAAAGCAATAGGACTTCCACCTATTCTTTGCCCCTACAAGTTGCGTCTACCTATTCCTCCACCGCAGATTATAATGGCTTTCAGTCTGTCTGTGATAATTCCTTCAAGCCAAAAGAAGTTTTTTTGTTAGTTCTGTTCCGTACTCTCTTTCATAGCGTTCCTTTTCAGGAATATAGATATTAAAACCACCATGAACATTGATCCATGAATATACAAACCAAAATCCTAGCCCCCTATTATCTGGTTTCCATAATCCATTCTCATCAAATGCTCCTCCCCTCAAGATAAAATCCCTTATCGCAGGCTTACTTACTCTATCAATTAGCTCTAATCTGTTAGGACTTTTCTCTAAGTGCAATCCAAACCCACATGCGATACATCCCGTTCTTAAACATCCTGTCGTTGTCAGATTTGTTTCCTCAAAAAGTGAACATTGCCCGCAGCATTGATTCATACCTTTATAATCAGGAACAATATCTCCATATACATTTGCAATCTCAAGCCCATTTCTCTTTATGTACAGAAGCACATCTGAATCATTCCAAAATGCCATCGGATTGCTGACAGGCTCCTTTAAATCAAATCCATTACAGCCATTATCAAGCCACTTCTGTGTTCTTAATCTGCTTTCAGATGCCATGCTTGCCAGCATCGGATGCATCTTATTCTTTCTGTTATACGAATGGCTTATACTTTTCTTAAACACCGTACAACAGACGTTTGATATATCAAATGGAGCAGTCAAAAGGAATTTGTATCGCACCTGCGAGTAATTACTTCTATCCTTGCTAGGGA